ACTCCGTCATGGTACATCGAATACCTCATCTTCACCATGCGTTCGTGAGACCTCCCCGGATAAGGGCATTATCTTTCCATCTTATACCCACTTCATTTACACCGACCGTTCCGAATAGCTATAGGGCTTTGGTTTGTTTAGCAACCTTACCCACGGTCATATGCCTTGTATGAAGTTTCTGTTCGTTAGGTCAGATGTTTGCCGCCAGCTTCCTTCAGATTTCACCTCACGATGAACACCCTTGCTCTTGGCTATGTAATTCCCGCTATTAGGGCTTACTAGGGACTTGCACCCGTTAGATAATGCTCATGCCGAGCGTACTAAAACACCGCCTACCATTGGGAAGGGTAAGCGGTGTGAATGTTTATTGTTTTACAATCTTATAGTTCAGGGAAATTTTCTTGCCGAATATCTTAACGGCGCATTTCTGCGCATGGGACAAAACGGCAACATCGACAAAATGCTCTTCTATCATTTCTACTTGAGATTTATTCTCCACGCCCAGACATACAGCACCATCCTTAAACGATAGGTACCTAACTTTGCTCAAGTCGGACGCAAGTTGCTTATCAATCAAGCGCAAATACATCTGCCACTCTTTTTCACCTGGTTTCACTTCCTCGACTTCAGCAAAGGCAAAAGTCTGTTGCTGTGCCTCGGCCTTCGCGCTATGCTGCTTTATCCATTGCTCCATAATGTAAAACACGATGTCCTCCATCGTGCCACTCCATCTATGCGGCTGCTCCACTGCCTGAGGCACGCCATTATAGGCATACGCCTTGAAGTCGTTCCAAAGGTCTTCGGGAACATCAGCAACAAACGTCTTGAGCCGTTCTTCGTCGAGTGTAGGGTATAACGACATCAGCTTGGTGCACAAACGCTTTTCTGACGAACCACGATGCAGCTCCAAATCTCGCGCCACACCCAACGGCGTGCGCTTAATGTGAAACTTTATTTTTTCAGGATTGCCTCGTTTTGCGCTGCCTCTATAAATAGGCTCGTAACCTTTTTTTTCTGGGTCGATGCACGAGAGCATTATCTCTATCTTATTTTCCTCACATAGTCGTTCCATGTCGCCACGCGCCACATCTAACACCTGTTTGCGGAACTGTGAGAATTTCTGATATTTCTCGGTAGTAACAACCTTTGCGGGTTGTTCACTCTTTTCCACATCAACCTTAAACATACCCAATGCTTCCTTCAGCTCTCGATAATCTATTACTGGGTGCATCTGACCTTTGCTTGCATACTTCATCAACAGGAGATAAAGACGCGATGTGTAAGCCGAATTGCAGAAATAGGCTATTCGTTCAAGATGATTGAAATATCCGTCCGTCATGTCAAACACGGCTTTTGCAACCTCTATATTTATCGTGACCTCAATATATCCGTCACGTCGAAACTTGCGTACTTCCTGTCCGTCCTCGTCTATCTTTGTATCTCCGTCTCCCGAATAGTTTAAATATTCTCCTTCTCGTGATGTGAAGTTCTTCGGGATAAAAATCTTACTGAAGATTGGCATGTAGTCCTCACCTTTTCTAAGTCCTGTCTCTGGATCGAAACGTGGAAGATGAAACTCTATCTTCTTCATTTGATTTATCACCTTTACCGACTCGTCATAATGGCTGCTGTCTATTCCGAAATCAGCCAGACGCAAACATATCGGTCCCATCTTCAACAGGTCTTCTTTCGTGATGCCTCCATTCGGCCGCTCCTTGCTTAAATAACGATGTTCGTTCAAGAACTTGGCAAAATGTTTTTGCAGTCGTCCACTTACCAACAACATAACGTCCTGCTGTATGAGAGAATAGCTTTTAGCGTATGATGTATAATTGACAGGTGTATTTATCCAGCGCAATTCGTTCAAGGCAAGCTGAAGTTTTCCTTCTTTATCTTCTTTTTTCGCTTTCTTTGCCATAACCTACGTTTTTATGTACTTAAACCTACGTTTTTATGTACCAACACCTACGGATTTGTTTACCAACTCCTACGTTTTTGTTTACTTCGTATGCTCTAACTCGTTGATTTTCAACTCCTCCCAATTCTCTTAATATAATATAACATAAACTATTATTTTATTCTTTCAAAAACGAAAAATCTATAGTTTATAATTATATTATATTAAGGAATTTTGAGCGTATTGATTATCAGTCAGTTACCTACAGTAAGGTAAACAAAAACGTAGGAGTTGGTAAACAAATCCGTAGGTTTAAGTAAACAAATCCGTAGGTTTTGGTAAACAAATCCGTAGGTATTATAAAACCAAAACAGCACACTTTTGTAGTGACTTGGTAAAAGGATTTAGTAGAATTTCACCTTACTTGTTTCTATCCAAGAACTCTATCACTGCCTGTAACGCCAAATCCTTGATTGGTACACCCGTGCGCATTTTCATTAGGGCAATGCGCTCGTAATATTTCATCGGCACGTAGATAGTAATGCCGTTCTCGGTCTTCTTGCCTTTCGGCTTGCGCATGTTCATTACAACATTGTTGCTGAATGATGTGGTTGCCGGCTGATTTGCTACATTTGTAGGTATCTCGGTCTCAGTTGTTGTAGAAGCAGTCGGCTTGTCTGTACCCAGAGCGTCTGAGGTCGGAGCAGTGGCAGCACTCGCTGCCGCTTCCCTACTCTCCTTGTTCTCCCTGTTCTCCTTACGCTGTTGTCTACCCGCCTCCAAGATGCGCTCGTTCTCGTCTATAGCGTCTGAATTTTCCAGACCAAAATGCGCAACTCGCTTCTTCATTTCTCTTGCCATACCCTATAATATATTAAAAAGTGAAACTGTTGATTATCTCCTTGGTAAAACGCTCGTAGTCCTGCCCTACCCTACAATATGGTGCATAAGTAAAGATGTCTTCTCGCATAGCCTGGGCTTCCACCATCTTGGTGTCGCGGCGTGTGTAAGCATCAAACATATAGTCCTGATACTTATCGCCAAGGTACGCCTTAAACTCCTTTGTGGCATTAGTCTGGTCGTTGCTCATAACCATCAGCAAACCGCGAATGTCAAGGTCGGGATTAAGATCCTCACGTGTTTCCTCGATAGCGTTGATGATTTCGGCAATACCTTTTGTTGCCAACACTTCAAGCTGCACGGGCAACACCACGCTTGTGGCTGCCGTAAGTGCATTGTATGTGAGCAACGACATAGCCGGAGGACAGTCTATAAGCACATAGTCGAAGGCATCCACGACGGTATTTACGCCTTCGTCTGCCAGTTCGGTGCCTGCCATTTCGTTCAGAGGCTTGGCAAGCAACTTGCAAAGCACCTTGCGAGGCACGGCACGCTGATTTAGGAACGGTTCAATGGATATGAGCTGTGCAGCAGCCGGAGCGAGGTAAACGCCCTCGCGTACCTGATAGACGGGCAGATTGCTCTGTTGTACCAAAGCGTCGTAAACGGTAGGCTTGCCTACATTCTGGGTCTCACTCCATCCGAAGAGGAACGAGGCGCACGCCTGAGGGTCGAGGTCGATGATTAGCACACGTGGTAATCGTTTGCGTCCGTCGGCATTCTCACCGAATTTACCCTTACCAAAACGACGCAAACCTGCTGCCAGGCTCTGCACTGTTGTTGTCTTACCTACCCCACCTTTGTGATTTACAAAGGCAAGCACTTCTCTGAGTCTTTCCATATCCTTAAAGTATTTAAATGTTAATAATATCTATTCATGTATGCAGAAAACATCACTTCTGTAACACGTTGCAAATTTAAGAATTAAAACCGATATATCCAAACATCCACGCACATTTATTTGTTGATTTATTTCTTTATTGATTGTTTTCTTTATTCGTTTGTTCATTTCTTTATTTGTTTATTTATTTATTTATTGATGTGTGTATTTATTGGTTTCTTTGTTTGTTACTTTATTTATTGATTTATGTTTTGATTTATTGGTTAGTTTATGTATGCGTTTATGGATTTATGTATGGATGTGTTTGTGTATCTATGGAAAAACACGAATGTGGATTTGTGGCTTTGTGGATTTATGTAATAGTGTAAATCCACTCTCCTCATTATCAGTCCAATTCGTCATTTACAGTTATGTCCACACGCCAATCATCAAAAGAAACGGATGAACCTGACCTTTCTTTAACATCGGATTCAACCGTTTCAACGGATTTTACCCTACAAGCGACCTTACCAGTTGTTCACCCTTATCTGTCAACTCATACACATCCTCGCCGAACATACTCTGATACCACTTCTCAAGATACCCTGCTTCCACGAGTTCCTCCAGCTCCGGACAAGCTGGTTTCCCATCTACACGTCGAAACCCCGCAAAACCTTTCTTCTGGATGTGCTTCAATGTTGCAATCTGACTCTTTGAAAATTTCTCTGTTTCTGCCATAATTCTATAAAGTTTTAAATTGTTAATAAAATACTGTGCGATATATTATTTCGTATGGAGCTTCTTATATTGCTTGTCATCAAGAGCTCCGTTCTCATGCAACTGCTCAAGATATAGCCGTGCAACGATACCCGTCGCATACATAGTACCCTCGTATGCAAGTCTAAGATTCTCGCCATCAAGCAATCTGAAGTCAGAGAATTTTCCGTCCTTCCATACTTCCACTTTCACTCCCAATTTCTCATCATCGCCACCTACGGCAATGCGAATCTCAAATTTCTGTTTTGCCATAAATTCTCTACTTTTTATTTTTTTTCTTTGTCACATAGATACTGATTAAATATCCGTCCTCAGTTTCAATCTCCACGCCAGTTTTCGCTGCTCCGGCGTTTTTCGCAATAACCTTCAAGTTGTCAATATACTCTTCTACTGTCATAATGTTTATACTTAATAATGATTATAAGAACCACAGAAAACGCAGAATACACAGAAATATTTTGATATACATTACACACGAAAATTCCGCGACTTCTGCGTATTCTGCGGTTAAAACTCACTCCCGCATTCCTCCCAACATCGGCATTAAGAACACCGCAGCGCCCGCAAACGCCAACATCACGACTCCCGTTGACACTGCCAGCAGCACTGCCAGTACACCCGCCAACACCGTCTTCACGCTCACGCCCTTGTCTTCACTTTCCGACGTGTCCTCGCGTTCCTCTCGTAGCGTCGGCTCGCCTACCTGCGGATAGTTACGCTTGAGCTTCGGCTTCGGCTGGGGTATAGGTTCCGGCTCTGCTTCCGGCTCTTGATTCTGATTAATCTCCTGCTCTATAACATGAGGCTCTGGCTGAGGAACAATTTCTGATTCGTCTATAACAAGAGGCTCTTCCTCAATAATAGGCTTTTCCTCAATGATAGGTTTATCCTCCACTTTGCCATCAATGCACACGATAACATCGCCGTGCAAGCTGACCTCTATCTTGCAACCTGCCACAAGGCCCCTCTGGTTGAAGGTCTTCTCGCTGCCGCAGTTGGCATGTGCAAAACGGTGTCCGTTCATCTCCACCTCGTCAAAGTCGGCAACATAAGTCACCTTGCCAGTCTTTTCGCCTACCGTGGTATGATGGCCGCGATATGTGGTTACGGCCTTGAATACGGGACGAAACTTAAACGCACAGTTGTACTTTGCGTCATGGTCGGTCTGTCCGATGCGATCGTAATAATCGTAATTGTCAAACTTGAATACAAGTCCGTCGGTAGGGTAGGGCAGCTTTTCGCGCTCCAGCTCAGCCGTGCATACTATGCGCTCCACGTCCTGCGTCAACTCGTCGTCGCTCTTGCCAAGGTCTATCTGCTCCACGAAACCACAAGTGAGGAAACCTCTATAAGCCAGCTCGTCCATCGCATAATAATGCAATGTTACCCCGTCGGCTATCAGGCGGAAGGGATGAAACTCCAGATGGATGCACTCCGACGGCACAGCCTCCTTCTTCGACATAATGCCATTGCTTGTGGATCTTGGCGACTTACCTGCCTTGCTATAACGAGCGAACTCTTCAAGCGAGATAATCACCTCGCCTCTCAGTTCCACACGGTCCTCATCCTTCCATTGCTCCACATATCCCTCAACGCCATTCACATACTTCATGTGCTCCAGGCAGTCGATACCATACAGCTCCTTGCCGTGTCCGTAGGTAGCTTCAGATAACGCACCGCGACGATACACAAGGCTCACGGTCTCGCCATCAAATTTCCACTCTACATCCACCTTCGCTCCCTTGCCGTTGATGTTGGCAGCTCTCTGCTGTGCTCTCAGGTATTTCACCACCGATTTGGCATCATGCAGCTTCTTCATCGACAGGCAAGCCGTGCGACGTGCCACGGTGCGCTTGCCGTTGCCGTTCTCGCTGTAGCAATGCTGGGTAGACGAGTCGGGCAATATCTCGTCCGCGTGCTGCTCTTCGTACTCCTGCAAAGCAAAGTACATAGCATCATATTCCTCGTCGCTGATGGTCGGACAGTTCAGCCCGAAGTATCTATAGTCGTGCATCTTTACCACGTCTACCAACGCACGATAATCGTCAAAACTCTCAATTCTTTTCATATTTTATAAAGTATTTAAAATGTTATTCCTATAATTGTTATTTATTTCTGTTCCGGTGCTACCGCCATAATAGTTCTCATAGTCTCATTGACATAGCTGCCACCACCATGCGCCATAATCCACTCTCGCACATCGTCAGCAATGAGCAACTGCCGTTTGTTCTCCTCCATGTCGCGGATCGTCCGGATTGTTTCCGTCAGGTACTTGCCGCCACCGTGTGCCATTATCCATTCATGCACATCGTCAGTCACTACATATTGTCGTCTGGTGCCGCCGATGGCAGGTCTGCCTGCTGTCCTCGTCGTTTTACTGTTTTCTGCCATAGTCTATAATGTAAATGTTTTATTTGTCGTTCTTCTCTATCTGCTCCAACTTCATATACACAAGCGTGTTCTTGTCGTAGTACTGACGTGGCGCAGACGATGAATAATAAGTATTCTGACTCTCCTTGATACAGGGAGCAGCGTCCACAATACGCTTGCCGAAGCCCTGAATGGCGTGAGTCTTGCCGATGATGACAATGCCCGACTGATACGCCTCGCGCACCTTCACGGCAAAACGATGTAAAGCTGCTTTACTATTATTCTCCTCCTTCGTCACCTTTGCCAACACCTTCAGATGGTCGGTCGTTCGTGCTTTCGTGCGCAGCTCCACCGTGCCCTTCTTCTTGTAATTGACGCAAACGGCATATTCACCAGGCTTCAGTTGTTCCAGATGCTCCTCCAGCGGGTCGTACCGCTGCAGTACTTCGATAGGCTTGATGCTCACGCTGTCCTTTGTTCCGGCAAGTGACGCCCTGATTTCCTGGGCTTCCTGTAAAGCCTTCGCTTTTGCTTCGACTTCCGCTTTCAGGCGAAGCTCCTCACGCTCGCGCTGTGCAGTCTCCTCGGCTATCTCACGATCCACGGCAGCGCGTATCTCAGCAACATCGTTGCCCATGTCCCTGCAAGCTGCCCAAAGACCACCACCAAACATGTTATAACTGTTTATTAGGCCCTTCTCGTTTTCGCATTTTCTGCCATCCAGCCGAGTGACACGCAGCCTCCCCGTCAGCTCGTCTCTATATACAAGCATATAGGTGGAGCGCAGGTTCTTCGACTTCCATACTCTAATCTGTTCTGCCATAATAGAATTGTTTTCTAAATCTTTGTTAATAATACAGCCAATTTCTTTGTCTATACCGTTTTAATTCTTATATTTGCACCTGTCTTCGGAGGCTTTTTAATCAGGCATCAGCCTGTGGATTCAAACGCTCACAAAAGAGCTAATTTCTACTATCGTAGATTCGAGCCAGATGGCTCGCGTAGCCCGGCTTAGGTCGGGCTTTTTTTATTTTCCTGATTCCACCCAATCCCCATAATCGGGCAACTTGTCTATAACGAGACCTTTCAGATCCTTCACGCCGTACTCCTTGCACAGCCACTCCTCCAGGTCGTCCCAATACTCCCAGTCTCTTGTCACGCCCGTCTGTACATCGCGCAGACGGAGGCGGACAAAGAGGTAGTCTCGCGTAACGTCTATAATCTCGTACATAATTTATAACATTCTTGGCAAGCCGTAAAATACAATGGCATCCTGCCAGTCGATGGTACACCAGTCGTAGTCGGCTATCTCCTCAACGGTCTCAGGGCGTGAAGGCTCCTGCCAATCACGCATAACGAACAACTCGCCGCTCTCGTAGCCTACAGCCGCTGCCTTGCAAGAGTCGTTCTCAAAAAAATACAAATGCGCTGTGTCGTCAATTCTAATCTCGTCGGTAACAACGAAATCCGCGTTCTCACCGCTCATATTCTTCTCAGCCTGCTTAATCAAAGCTAATACTTCGTTTCTTGTCATATTGTTCCGCTTGCCGTTATGCGGTAGGGCTAAAACGTGATTACTTATTCTCCATATATATATTCGCCTGATCGTCGATAGCCGGAGCCAAATCCCAATCGGCCTTGGGGTAAATACCTTCGCCAAGTCCTGTGCAGAAGTCAACGTAGTAATTCTCAGCATCCTCTCTAACGGTGATGTCTCGACCTTTATAATCCATATCCACTCCGTTGCCCTGGAATATATGCCAACCATCCGACATGAGCGAAAGCAGATCCTCACCATCGGTGGCAAAATCCTCATCCTCATAATTAAGGACAGAATCGCCGGTGTATATCCAACCGTTCTCCTCACATATACCGCGCACAAGCTCGCAACAATCGTCTTCAGGATTCTCCTTGCAATATTCAGTCAAGTACTCCTTCAAGTCGTCCAATGTCTTAATATCTGATTTTTTCATATCGTTCCGCTTACCGTAATGCGGTAGGGCTGAAAATCGGTGTTTATTATATAGTTTTATAAAAATTAATCTATTTCGTAGTTACGGTCGATCAAGCCGATGGCGTAATGATGTGTGTCATACTCATACTCCATTGTCTTTGCCTTAATGGTCTCGCAATATCCATCGGTACGAGCGATTACAATCTCGTCGTCTTCGGCATTCTCAATCTCGTCCTTCACGTGCTCCATATTGTTCAAGAATGAGCGCAACTGCTCGAAGCTGTCAAAGTCTGCAACAAACGGCTGCACCTCGTTCTCATAGAAGTCATCGAAGTCCTCCTTAGAATACTTATGATAATCGTCGCCATACTCGTCAGCCGAACGCTCGAACGGTTCCCAGGCTTTGTCCCCAGTTCTATACCAGAAGTTCCAGCCGTCGCGCTTGGTGAAGATTTCAATATCAAGACCATGCTCCTTAGCCAATTTCTCCGCTTCATCGAATGTATCGAAGCCAATGATAGCCTTCTGCAAGCCACGAGGATAACCACTTCTTTCTGCTGTAGTCTCTATCAATTCCAAGCCATTCTCGCTTGCAATCTCTTCTATCGTAGTTGTCATAACCTTAATGCCGAATTGCTGTTGCCGCCAGTTCTTAGGGTTTAAATTAGTTGTTTCTTTTATCTGATGCAAAGGTAGCGATTATATTTGAACCGCAAAATAAATGACGCATAAATTATATATTAATGCGTATTTTATTGTTTCTTTTGCATTTTCAGTGAATAATTCAAAATTGAGTAATTCAAAATGCGCCCACGGCGCACAATTCAAAACTCAACATTCCTAATTCAAAATTCAAAAAGCTGCTCGCTATCCTCACGGACCGCCAACAGCCGGAAAACAAAAAATACTTAGATTATGATTATCAAGATCCCGCCGAAGGGGTCGAACCTTCGCAAAGGGCCGTGCCGGGCGCGGGATGGGGTAGGGTGTTAGAATGTCTGACGGAGGCAAGAGAACAGTGCATCAAGTCCTAAGTTGTACTCTATGCGCTCCTTGCTGCCGAACTCGTCAGGATCGGGAGGTGTGAGGGTGATGTACTCGATGATGCGTGTCATTGCCTCACGGAGGCTTGCCTTGTCCATATCTATTGTTATAACTGTCTTTTCCATTGTTGTTTATTCTTATTTGTTCGTAAATGCTCCTCTATTTTATGAAATGATTTCCCTCCAACTTCTCCATCGTCTCCAAATATACCATCTGCGAGGTATAGTAACAGAGATTTGTGTATGTAGTTATCCAGTTATCATATTCTTTTTTCACTCGGTCGCTCCCATTCGAGAGGTCGAAGAGTCTCTTCCAACGCTGATAAATCTCGTCTGTGTAATTCCTCAACGGCAAGAGGGTAGTCTCCAGGTCGCAAGGCTTAGAATATACAGGTACCGGATTAACAATCTCACCACTTGCCACCTTGTGGAACACTTGACGGTAGACCTCGAACACTGGGCGAACCTTACGGGCGATGAAGAACTCAAGGCAGGGGACGGAAAGCATGTAAATCTCTGTCGGGCGACCGTTTGGGACTTTTCCCCCGTTTTGGGCTAAAACTCCAGAGTTTTCGCCATTTTTGGCTAAAACTTGATAATCAACGTTTTGCAGAAACAATTCGTTAGATTTTAAAGCTCTTACCGCTTTTTCTTTGGCCGAATACACCAACGGCCAAACATCATCCAGGTTAATCGGAAATTCCTTGCTGTCTTTCGACAATTTTAATACTTCTTCAAAGTACGCCTTAATCTCTTGGGCAGTGCTCTGTTTTGTTAATTGTAGAATCATATTGTTTTGATTAAAAAAATGAAATCCTCAATATTTCACACGCGCTATAATGAGGCGCTTACCACTTAATCGAGATCACCGTTGCCACAAACATTACCACCACACCAAAGCCGAGATATTGCCATCCGGTCATAATCAACGGGTCTTCCTGGTCGGTGAAGTTGTGGCGACTGTTGAGCCACTGGCACGCGCTCAATGCTGCACGCTGTGCAAATCCGAAGGCTTTCGCCATGCTCTGCAAGAGGAACATAAGGCAAAGCACCAGGCACTTGCCAAAAGATCTTGCTACGTCCAACGCGCTCACATTTGGCGCTGTCGGTGTTGTTACTGTTGCTTTCATATCGTCTAATTTTTTATAGGGTTTATAAAACGTAGTCGCCCGACGAGGAGTCGAACCTCGTCCACGTGTCAACCGTGCGGGCGGTGTGCTGTGGCTATCCTCACGGACCGCCAACAGCCTAAAAACAAAAAATACGATTCTATAAAGTATTAAAATGTCAATGCTTGTTTGTTTCCTGAGCGTGTGCGAAGTCCTCAATATTTCGCACACGCTATAATATAGGTATCTATGCCGCAGGCTCGTGCTGCTCCTTGCTACAGCCGTACAGCGTGCGGAACTCGTCAGCCGTGAGCACTGCAGCGGCACGCTGTCGGGCGCGTTGGTCGGCCTTATAGTCGGGACACTGCACGAGGTCGGCAACGTCCACGCCACACGCAAAGAGGGCGGACAATCGCGCATTTACTGCGGCTACATGCTCCCCTGCTTGCGTCAGTCGGTCAAAGTCAGCGGCGGCACTGCGCAACAGCTCCAGGCGGTCGGCTGCCAGCACGTCGGCAAAGTCTTCGGCGGTGTCCGTGATTTCGTCGGCCTCGTATAACGTAGCATCTGCGGACGTCTGGGCGGTTGTGCTGTCGGCTGTGCGGTCGGTTGCTGTCAGGTCTTTATATATAGTCCATATTTCGCGGAGTTCGTCGCGCCATTCTTCGCAATATTTCGCGCGATGTCTGGCTACGGTGTTTGCGTCTACTGCCTCTTTGGTTAATTCTTCGCCGTAAAGACGCACGCACGCCTCACGGTTCGCCGGCTCGCCCGCTTCTTTCCAAGCTGTCACGGCTTCCGGTGCGACGGCTTCGAGGTTTTCCCAGTCTTCGGGAAATCCTCCCTTATAATATCCGCTTTTGTGCCAATCAAGTCCACCGATTTCAAACGCTGCGAAAATAACACGATAAGCCCCCTCTTTTTCGCTCTCGGTGGTGTGTGTGTGCTCGGTTGGCTCGTTGCGGTCGGTGTCGTCGCTCTGTGGCTCGCTCTCGTTGGCTGTGTCGGCTTCTGGGGCGGTCGGGGTAGTAGATACCCCGAACCACTCGCGAAGACGTGCCACGGCTTCCGGCTCGCTTGCTTGCCACTGCTTCGCCTCCTTGTTCCATGTCGCCCCGTGTGCCTTAATGGCTTTGCGGTTGCGGTACGTCGTGCGGCTGTCGCCTATCACTGCCACGCCCTCGGCTGTTGCTACGAGCTGCAAGCCTTCGGCGGGTGCGTCCGTGTTGGTCTGTGCTGCATCCTGAGCGGGTGCGGCTTCGGTGCGCTCGGTCGCCTTCGCCTGAGCCTTGCCCGGCTTCGGGTCGGTAGGCTCTGGCGTTGTGGTCTTTGTGTAGCTGCGCACATTCCAGGCACGGCGGGCGATGGTCTCGGCGTTCTCGGCGTAGCCACTGGCGAAGATGTCGAACACGTCTACGCCTAAGGCTGCGGCCACTGCCTCGGCTTCCTTGTTGGTGTAGGTGTACGCCACAGTATAGCCGTATTTGTCGCGGTTGTTGGCGGCTGGCACGGCCTCGAAGATCTGCGCCAACAGTTCGGCGCGTGCCTCGTCTGACATTTCGCGGCTTGTCTTAATATCGCCGCCGTTGCTGCCCATGGTCAGGCGTGCAAACTCGGAGAACTCAGCAAAAAAAACGTCCGTAGAATCGTCCCAGCCGTCGAATGTGTCGCGGCGGCTGCAAAATAAATTAAGGTCGGTTTTTTCCTTAAATTCTTCTTCAGTCGGGCCGTCGGTCCAAATTAATTCAAAATCGGCACCCCAGCCACGGCGCACAGATACGGAGAACTTGACACCAGGGAAGGCGGCGGCGCACATTGCCAAAATATTTGCTTTTCGCGCGTTGTCAATCTTTCGGGCGGTCGCTTTGCCTTCCTGCTCCATCTTCTCAACGTTACGCATGAGGGGCGACCACTTCGCACAACGTGCGCGATAATCGGCGAGGCGCTGCGCCTTCTCTTCGGCGGCCTGTCGCTCCTCCTCTGCCTTGCGCGCTTCTTCGGCTGCCTTGACGCTTGCCACCTCGTCGGCGAGCAGCTCGGGCCACTCAATGGGGACGTAAATATAACGGGCATAATTGTAGCCCTCGGAGTCTATAAAATAGTATTTGCCCGACGGCGACACTACAAGGGCGCCGACGGTGTAGAAAGTAGCCAATTTTTCGGGGTCGTTGTATGTATTATCGTTGTCGTCCACGTCCTCAGAACGGGCGAAGCCCTGCAGGTTGTAACGTGTTACAAGTTCGTCGGCAAGGGCGGGGCGTGCGAAGTCTTCTTCAGATACGCGTATAACTTCAGACACGCAGCACAAGCGGGCGGGCGTGTTCTGTGCGTCGGTGTAGTAGTTGAGGGCGTGCAGCTCCTCGAATAGGCCGCGGCCTCCGTCGCACTTTAAGCCGCTGTTATCTGCCCAGAAAAAGCCACCAACGGCGGGCACTCCTTCGAGGTTGTCGGCTTCGCGTGCGTGCTCTGCGTACTTGGTGCGCTGGCGTGCTGCCTCCTTCTCGGCGATGATCTCGCGGGCCTTGGCCTCGGCTTCCTCGGTTGTGTCCTTGCCGAATGTCTTAACGTATGCCGGGCGAGATACAGGCGACATGGTGCCACACCAACCACACAAGCAAATATATTGCTCATTGTCGCTGTAATACTGTGCGCTCTCTGCCTTGTCGGTTAATACCTTTACTAACTGCTTTGTAATTTCGTTAAATGTTGCTTTCATAATCTTGTATTTTTTTGTTTGTTATTTGTTTACACTTGCAAAGATATAAAGAAAACCCTATACCACAAAATAAAATATAGGAAAATCCATATAATTAACATATATTAGTATTAGAATATCTTTATATTATATATATATATGTATCTTTGTACTATCAAAATATAAATATAATCTTATGCAATCATATATAAAAGAAATGTTATCCCAAAAGGGAATCACACAACAAGAAATAGCAAACAAAATGGGGGTTTCTCAAGCCAGTGTTTCCGCTTCTATCTCGCGCCCCTCGTTCCCCACCTTAGAGCGCATCGCCGCCGCCTTGAATGTCGAGCCGTGGCAGCTCCTCGCCCCTCCTTCCGTCGTTGAGGAGCTGAAGCAAGCCAGGGCGCAGCGTTCAGGCGTGGGCGGCGGTGGTTTGGTGGGTGTCGTGCGTGTAGGCTGTGAGATCTACACCGCCGACACCGTGCAGCAGCTCCGCGCCATCGTCGAGCGTCTTGAGCGTGAAGAAGGAGCAAAGCAGTAAAAAAAATCCCGACAGGGTGCAAACCTTGTCGGGAATGATGCGCCGCAGCCCTGCGGCGGCTTGTGTTCAAATACGGCTAAATATAAAAGCCGGGGCTTTATTGTATGCGGTCGGCTGCTCGGCGTATTCTGTCGCTCAAGTCAACGAGAGCGCCGCGCAACTGTTCGCGTTCCTCCTCTGTAAATGCTGTAGGCTTTTTGTTTCCGTCGATGCCGTCCAACTTATGATAAAGCCAAGAGCCGGAGCGGTTAAAATAACGTTTCGCCAAGTCTGCCCAAGATATAGAGATTAAAAGATCAGAAAGCTGCGCTTTCATTGTCTCCGCCTGTGTCTGTTTCAAAATCATTATTGCCATAATAGTATATATTAAAAGTTATATTTTCTTTCTGGGAGGGTGCCGAAGTGGGCACCCTCTTTTTTTTCGTGTTACTCGTCCAGCCATTCAGTAAAAAGCCTCTCGACATAGTAGCGCAATTCCGTTGCGCCGTTCGGGTAACTCCTTTTGTAGTTGCGCCCTGCCTCTATTAGCTCGCGTTCTACCTCTGTTAATCTTAATTGTTTCATATTATATTTATTTTATTTGAACACTGCAAAGGTAGTACTTTTATTTGTACTAACAAAATAGTTTAGTACTTTTATTCGTATTATCTTTTATTTTTCTTGTATCCTTTCAAAAAAACACCGACGACACACAACAGCGCACCCGACCGCCAATGCCTCACGCCCTGAGCTGTGCGCCCTCGGTGCCCAGCTGGACACCCTCGCCCGCCTGGGGTGTGCTTAGCATATATGATAAGACATGACTAACCTACACTAAACCAACGGGTTACAGCGAGGCGGTTGCTGCCCGTTGTGCGGCGGCATCGAAAACGCTAACTTATTCTCTATCAAATAGAAACTTAGATTCGATTGCAGGAGGCTGCACGCAAAGACAGCTCTTTACACATAGGGAAATAAAACAATGTTCTTAGGGTATATTTTATTAAAAAACAAGGCTATTTTATCCCTAAAAACAACTAAAAACTACACTCACAAAGCTTATTTCTTACAACAAACTTAACCAAAAACGCCCGAAACGCACAGTATGTCCGACCAATAAAATAAAATACCTTAACTTTGCATTATATACACAACACAAACAAACAAAACAACACTGTATTATGGTAGATATTGAGATTAAGAAGGACGGACGCAAGGTGATACAGCCTTATACCCCCGTGACAGAGTTGAACATCAAGGAGACGCTGCATCGAAGTGGCGTATCGTTTCAAGAAGTGGCAGAGCGATTGGGCGTAACCAAGGCAGCCGTATCGCAAATGATTTCGGGCAACCCGAACATGTCAACTATCTATAAGATAGCATGGGCATTGGACGTTGATCCTCGCGACTTCTTCTATCGCATGGCTCCCGATGGCACCATCATCGAAGAACCAAAGGTGAGCTTCGAGAAGCTGAAGGAGTATGCCGAGCGTGAACGGCTCGGTCCGCTCTTCGCACAAGAACCGCAAAACGCACATAAGGTATTGGTGTGCCCCAACTGCGCCACCGCTTTTCTCGTAACCAACATTCCGAGGTATGCAGAGGAGAAGAATGGGGTAGGGTAGAAGATTCTGCCCTACCTCATGCTGTCAGACAACAAAATACTTGTCCAAATAGTCTTTAACGTGATTACGAAAAAAGAACGGAACTTCAATCAGTTCTATACGTTTGTCGAAAGCGTATTTCCGTAAACTATCATCACGCTTTTTTTGCTCTTTGAATGTCTTTCGTCCATGCGACAACTCCTCATTGCCTATACCATAATGCTGCTCGCCTTGAAATTCGATGAAAATATTATGTTCGGGTAGGAAGAAATCAACACGCGCGAAATTCTCAAAATATCCTTTGTCTTCAATACGATATTCCTGCAAAAAGACGATTCCTTTGCTCGTAAGATATTTGCGGACATTACGCTCTCCAAGACTTTCGCCTGCCGGCATTTGACATTCGGGACAACACACGCCATTATAGATACGCGCCAGATTGGTATAAAACACACCATGAACAGGACATATACACTTGATGGTTTTCCATGAATTAGCAATGTGCTGCATCGGTACATATACTTTATGGTTCACGTTCTCCCGAATACGTTTAACGATGAAGTGGATTTTTTCCGCATCCGTAGTGCCTTGATAGTAGCGACGTTCTCCATCGTAACATTCATCATGTCGCAAATGCTCGTAAGGCAAGATCGAAAATACTTTCCCGCTGTGTTTGTGTATAAGAGTAACGGGAGTGTCGTTATTCTTGTAGACGCATTGAGAGTAATCAAAAGTATCATCGCCAAAACGGGCTTTCGATTCTGCAATGAAGCGTTTTGTAGTCCAACGCACACTGCGTCGCTGCGGGTCGTAAGAGCACGCCACTGTATTTGCCCATGTCTTGCCTTGCTCCTTATTACAAGAAGGACAACCCCATCCTTTCAACAGATTCGATGGCAAGCGTTCAAATACATCACCATGCTTTTTACACTTTAACATTATTACGGTTCGGCTATTCGTATAATTCACCTCTGAATAGTCATAATCATCGCCATACACATCACGGAGCTTTTCTATAAACTCTTCATTCGTGTAAGGTTGGTTTCTCGCTTCAAAGTCAAATCTGCGGTTATGACTTCGCTTGTAAGGCTTTTTATTCGCAAAATATTCGTCTGACTCCTTGCGTTGTACTTCTATAAGTTCTTCTACCAAGTCGGAATATCTTTTTTTCATTAGATCGGCTTGGCTTTTATACTCGTTTATCTCGTCAGAGATAGAAAATACGCTCGGATCTTCGTTTATGCCTTTTTTGACAAGTTCAGCAACTTCACGCGTTTGCAATCGTTCTGGGTGTATCTTTTTACCTTCAGCAGCTATGCTTTTTATCAGCTCGTAAAAGTAGCGCATACGGTGAGCACGGAAACGATGGAACTTAAAGTGTAAAACATCCATAATTCCATGTAAGCGTTTTGAAGGAATCAAGGATTGCGGGTCAACGGTATAGGCGCAAGATGCAAGGAGCAAATGAGTGCGCTCGACATCAGTAAGACAACTACGCTCCAAAGAAATGTTATCATATAGAATGTTCCTTACAGCATTTTGTTTTGCTTCAGACAACTCGTATTTCTCCATACGCTACTCCTTTTCCTTGTCCTTAAAGGTAGACTCCAGCACGTCAAAGAGCACCTGCACGCCCATATAGTATGCGGTGTCACATTCCTCGGCAGTAGGAGGATTGAGTGTAAGCTGTTTGATTACTCCGGTGGTGGCAAGCTGCAAATCAGTCTTGCCTAACTCGATTTTTACTGTTGTTTCTTGCATAGTTTCGTTTTACTTTAATGTTTGTTACTATTTTAGTTTATGCACACCGCTTTTATTCGGTTTGCGCTGCAAAGGTATTAAAATAATATGATACCACAAAATGAAAGTATCAAAATATACGTATTGAGATTATTTTTCTCCAAAATGGTTTGGAAATATTCATATAATTATATAACTTTGCGTCAAACTTTTAATACTGTTACAGAACAGAAACATCAAAGAACATTATTATGGAACGAAAGAGAAACAATCTCCGCATAGCAGAAATCATGCAGGAGAAGGGCCTTACATTGACCGACCTCGCCAACAAGATAGTCCGCACCGACAAGGACAACAATCAACGCACAATTACGAAAGCAACAATGAGTTCGCGTATCAACGGCAATCCGTCATTGAGTAATCTCTATGAGATAGCCGACGCATTGGGTGTGAAGATAACCAAGTTGTTCCCAGAAGAAGACCAATGGCAAGAGTGTGATAAGACTCAAAAGGCACCATCAGAATTTAGGATACAGACAGTCTGCCCCTCGTGTGGCGCAAAAATCAGCGCAAGCATTAAGGCAGAGTGACAAGACGATATGTTTCATAATCATTAATGATTATGTTACTATTTTGGTTTTTAAGCACTGCCGTCCGTGAGGATAGCAGTGCTTTTTTGCTTTTAAGCAACATACAAAAAACCTCCCCGACACGCTCCTTTCATTCAGAGTCATGCCAGGGAGATAATGAAGATTCAGCCGTGGGGTAGCCCTACGATCTGAAGAAGGGCAAAGCCTTCTTGCGCTTAGCTCCCTTTAACCATCCAGGCTGCCACCAGGCTTCTGACCGCCGCCACCTTCAGTGGTGGAGCCACCAGGCTTCACGCCACCCGTGAGGTCGTTGCCGGAGAGGAGGACCTTGAGGTCGTCGGTGACGAGGGAGCGCATGAAGCTGTAGGGGTTGCCGATTTTGTGCTGCGCCTTGTAGGCCTTCATCACGGCGAGGTAAGCCTCCGTACCCTTGGCGTTCTTGTCTGCAGGACGGTTCTGCTTCCACCAAGCCGCGGCAAACTGCGCCTTCTTTTTGAAGTCGGCGCGAACAGTCTGCTGCTCGGCAGTGTTGGCATCATGATGACTATGACGGTCGGAACGATAGGTTTCACCCGTCTGTTTGTTAACACTGTAAATTACACCCTCTTTGGAGCATAGCTTACCTGAGATTGACTGAATGTCAGTCGAAAATCTAACTTTTGGCATACGCAAAAGGATTTAGATGTTAATAATAGAATAATGGTGGAAAACGTGGGCATGGACGGACAACGAAAATCGTGAAACATTCCGTATAAAAACAGCCGAAAACAAGCCAAAAACGGTCCTTAGCGTATTCTATGCGTATTTTACGGATATTTTACGGTTATTCTATGATTCCGCATCCAGTCCAACACCTCGAACTTTCCAAGGATAAAGGTACAAAAACGTGCGTGAAACATCGGACATGGTGCGGTAGGGAACAACGAATTACACTAATGACACTAATATTTACTTGTTTGTGATATTTGTGTTATTTGTTGTGAAAACAAAATACAAACCTACGAAAGTACTAACGTATAAAAATATAAAAGTATGAAAAAGATTTTCAGTTTTTTGTTCATGTCAGCCATGCTGCTTGCCATGGGCGCGAGTGTAGCAAACTGCAGTAGCGACGGTGACGATGACGGCACCATCAGTGAACGACGTGTGGAGAATTACGTTGCAGGATATAAATGGTATCTCGACAACAACAAGCGCAGCGAGTTCCGCTTTTACCGCAACCGTCTGGTTACGTGTATGAGCAGCGGTAAGGTAACGTCGGGGTCGCTCACCTATGCCGAATCGAACTTCTTCGGCACGTGGGCAGTAGTAGACGGTAAGCTCGTCACCACATTCACATCTGGCGCATACGAAGGCTTCGACTGGAACGACATCCTTTACAGGTCGCTCACCATCACCAAACTGCGTACAAACACCAAGACAATCGAAGCCACAGCTCCAAATGGCGACTCGCACGCGTTGGATAGTTACGCAAGTTACGGCTCCAGCAACACTTTCGAGGACTTCACCGACGCTTCCGATCACGACGGCGCACTTATCGGTACATGGGAAACTACGGGGTATAAAGGAGGACAGGGCGTAGCATTTACCATAAAGATAGGAAAGAAAGGAAAGATTACGTTCTCCGCACCAAGCGAGAACATCAACTTTACTACCGAATGCACCACCAAGAACGGACACGTTGTATTCGACCATATATTCACACCAGAATCAAATTCCTGCTCGCTTATCTACATAAGAGAGAAGGAGACTATAAGGTTCTACGACGAGAAGAACGCTCAGACATTATGGGTATGGCAAAAAAAGTAACGCCAACGACCCTATAATTCGCGAAATTCGTGCAATCCGCTTATTTCACGAATATTTAGTGCCTTTTGTGCCTTTTGCTGATAATATTCAAAGAAAATTATGTACCTTTGCATAAGTATTTTATTAGAATAATACATATTCTGTAAAGTATTTAAAATGTTAAAAACTTAAAGGCTGCTATCCGTGAGGACAGCAGCCTTTTTTTTACTCTTTTACTTTTTTACTTTTTTACCCTTAAAAGTCCTTTTTTACCTTTTTACTCTTTTACTTTTTTACTTTTAAATGCTTGCTCCAATTACCGCTCCCACAGCATCTGCCGCCACGTCTTTCCAGTCAAACTCCTCTCCCGTAGCAACATCATACAGCTCCTTAAGCAATCCTACACCCAGGGCAACAGCAGCACCTATCGCCACACTGCCCGAGCATCGTTTCGCCACAACTGCTATAAGCGCACACGTCTCCACGTGCATCACCTTATCGCTGCCCACCTTATTCACAATCTTTGTAATAACATTCTCCATAACTTTCACTTTTACATAACTATTGGATTTTTCACTTTTCACTCTTCACTCTTCACTCCGCAAAGCGGCCTGCTTCCCATCGTCTTCTCATTTTCAATCCTTCCAACGGTCTACCTCCTGCATAAATCCACTTCAAGAACTCCGCCTGGATAGCAGCCATCGAAGCCTTCTTCTGTATCAGTTTAAAGAGCGTAGAGCCACGGAAGGCACCCGTACCAAGATTAAAGCAGAAATCCGCACATGCGTCAAAGCGTCCTTGCGTCTTCGCCACCTCAGGCACAGCCGATAGGAAGCTCTCGATAGGCGCAAGGTCAGACCTTAGCCATGCAAGAGCCTTCGCTTTGTCGCACGCCGTGCGAGCCGTTACGCCCTTGGTATGCCCATACCCACACGTCCACACTCCAGCAGGGCATCTGTAAGCCTTGGCCCGATACCCCTCAAACTGCTTCAGTTTGTCAATCAAAATGTCACTTGCTTTCATAATAAAACCCTTTTACTTTTTTACCCTTTTACTTTTTTACTCTTAAAAGCTATTGGATTTTTCCCTTTTCACTATTCACTTACAATCACCAATTCTCCTCTTTCCACATCAAAATCTACGTTCACGCTCTCGCATCTTTCTGCAGCCGTATTAGCCCTGTCCGCAGCCGTGTCCGCATCCGTCTTAGCCTTCACAGCGTCAGCCGTAGCCTTGTCAGCCTTAGCCACAGCATCGGTCGTAGCCTTGTCGTTCTTGGCAATAGCATCGGCAGTCTGTTGCTTCACGTCGGCAATAGCAGTATCTGTCTGTTGCTTAACATCAGCAATAGCGTCCGTTGTCTGTTGCTTAACGTCAGCAATAGCGTCTGTAGTCTGTTGCTTAACATCAGCAATAGCGTCCGTTGTCTGTTGCGTAACAGCAGCAAGCGTAGTGTCCGTCTGCTTAGTCATTTCGGCAATAGCAGCGGTCGTTCTCTGTTCTGCATCGGTCGCGGCATCATTAGCAGTTGTAATAGCCAGTTCAGCAGCGTCATTAGCCGTTTTCTTCGCCTCGGCAGCAGCAGCGTCCGCAGTAGCCTTCGCTTCTGCAGCAGCAGTATCAGCCGTGCTCTTAGCTTCCGCAGCAGCCTTGTCAGCCTTGTCTGCCGAAGCATTAGCTCTGTCAGTAGCCACATTCGCCTTCTTGATAGCCTCGTTTGCCCCCGTTATCAGGTTGCCAAGTTCCACGGTAGGAGGCAGCACCACAACAGCCGTGTCCATCTCAACCGAGTCCTCACCCTCATGTGGCTCAAACACTGTGTCGCCCGACGCATTATTATCCACAAGCATTATCTGTTCATACTCATTGCTTCGCCATGAACAGCCAAACAACTTGCCCTTCACCTCAAGGGCATACGCACCCAGAGCCATCTCCGAGCTTTGCACCCTCACCTCAAGCAGCGAGTCGTCCTCCACACCTATCGTATGCGCCATTCTTCTGCGACGAAAGGCGTTTACAAGGTTCACCTCAATCTCCTCGCATGCAGGCAATGGAAACTTCTGCATCTCGCCCCCCACAATCTTGCGCACGGGTATGCGCAATGTAAAATCATTACCTCTTACTATCTTTTTCATATCGTTATGTTTTAAAGGTTAAGTGAAGAGTGAAAAGTGAAGAGTGAAAAATCCATATGCTCTCTTAACTATTGGATTTTTAACTTTTCACTCTTCGTTTTTCACTTAATAGCTAATCACAAGCGAGCCTTCTTCTGCGTCAAACCCTACGTCCACTTTGCTCACTCGCCTGATCTGTTCCTCCCATTCTCCCCTCGTGCCAGTATATCCTCCCGCCTTGGCCACATCATAAGCGTCCTCGCCTCTGAAGTCTTTACCCTCGACACGATAGCATTCTTGTGTGCCATCCGCTTTAGGACGTATCAAGAGCAACGTGTCACCCGTCTGCACCTTGTCCGTTGTGGGCAAGCTCAGCACATCTATAGTATCAATAGTTGCCATAATTCAATTTTGTTTTTTACATGTTACACCAATACATTACACCAGTACGTCACCATAACCAACAATATAGCCGTAAACTCAGCCGTTAACCAAGGCTTGCTGTCCTTGTTTCTGCCTACCCAATACACGCCGTACCAAGCCAAGAAGGCAAGCACCATTCTCCAGTCCACCGTCAAGCACCAGCCTACACTCGCCACAGCCGACACGATAGCAGCACCCTTATGCACAGCTCTCTCGCCTTGCTCCAGAAACCTTGGCGCAGCTCCCACGAACATCAGTCCGGCACAAGCAATGAACGCCAGGCATTGCTCGCCCAATCCGCTGTCTAACAGGCATATCATCATCAGCATGCCAAACAGTATCATCACCACCTGAAACACCCAACCCTTCTTGCCAAGCATGTAGTAGATGCTGCTCATCATCTCAGGTGTCTCCTTTTTATCATCTATCACTAAACACAGCATCGCCAACATCAGCAATGCCGCAACAAGACTTAATCCAATCATAATGTTTAAAATTAAAAAAGTAAAAAAGTAAAACGTTTTAGTGAAGAGTGAAGAACGAAGAGTGAAGAATCCATGTGCTTTTGCTTCTTGCGAGGATTTTTGCGCTCTTTTAACTATCGGATTTTTTACTCTTCGTTCTTCCCTTAACTATTGGATTCTTCGTTCTTCACTCTTCGTTCTTCGTTTATACGTTCATCGTCAGCACCTTTGGATAGCCTGCTGTATAATCATACCCAAGCACATCCTCCACCGTGCTCATTTCCGCTACAGCTTTCTTGTGCGCAGCCGTAACGTTAAAGCACTCCAGAGCATACATCTCCAGGGCCGAGAGTAGCTGTATCGCCTTGTCGCACTCCACTACCAGCTTCACATCGCCAAGCCACAGCGTAGTAGTAGGCTGTCCCATAGCCTTAGCGATAGTGGTAGAGTTCATCAGACCTACACGAGTTGCCTTGTCGAGCCAAACACGCTGTCCGTTTAGGATAAAGCCGTTGACGGCAGATGAAGTGTCGTGCTTATCAATCTCCGCAAGCACCATCTTCTGTGCGGCAGCAGTCAGAGCAGTTTCCGAAGTCATGCCACCAGTCTCCAGACGTACACCGTCATACACCCACACCTTGCGCTCCACCACAGCCCACATATCTTTCAAATCAGAAATAAAAGTTTCCGGACGTTCTATTTGCGTCTTCTCCTGACCGTTGATAAGCAACAGCACAACACCATCCCCAACTGTCACGCGAGGCTGTGCCTCATTAAAATAATATTTCTCCATAATCTTTAATTTTTAAGATTTTTTACCTTTTTACTCTTTTACCTTTTTACTTTTCAATGTACTCCATCTGATTAGTCGAGCCTTCAAATATATATCCGCACTCGTCCACAATACGAACATCCTCAAGTGGCAACAGATTCTTCTTGCCGTATTCCTTCTCGGCTTCCACCATCCATGTCACAATGCCCATCATGCCGCCGTGCACCTCCCTTGCCACAGTCTTGCCTGTCAGTTCTCCGTCGTCGGTCACTTCCGGCATACCTATCAGCATCTTTATCCAGTTGGGGTCGCCCGATTTCTCGCTCTTGCGTATCTCGTAGTCGAAGACAGTGAATGTCTGTCCGCTACGCGCCAGTTCCAGCGGTTTGATATTCGGAGCGTCCATCTTGCGGTCTATGCGTATCTTCTTTGTCAGTTCTCGTAGCTTCATATCTTTCTCAATTTTCACCATCTCTTCGAATCCGTCAGTATGTCGCATCAGTCCGAAGTAACTGCCCCACGACTCATTGCTGTCGCATTTTCTTGCCCTTAGCAACGTATCTTTGCGTATAAGGCAATAGCCTTTATTCGTGTCGGCAACGTGCTTGCCATCATTGCGTATCACTCTGTAGCCGCAGAAGTCAACACCTCGCATGTCGTTGATATTCGTTACTCTTGTATCGCCACGCTTCGCCCTCATCTTCAGCTCATACCACCAGTACTGCCTTATTCTCCACTTTATCCGTTGCGCTTCCTCCCTTGTTCGGCAAGCCACCATGCAATTATCAGCATAGCACAATCGCCATTCGGTATTTCGGCACAGCCATTCGTGAAAGCGCAGCATCAGTATATGATGAGCAAGCGGACTCGTCGGTGTGCCTACAGGCAGTTGTCCGTCAACAAAGCACAGCTCTACGGCAAAGTCTATCAGCCACTTGTCGCCAATAAGATATTTCAGCTCCTTACGGAACACGCTCGGCTTCACGTGCATATAGCATTGTCGTTGGTCGGCTGTCACAATCCAGTTCATTTCGCGCAGATCGTAAAACAGGTGCTTCACTCTTGGTAGCACATAGTTGCTTTTCAGTTCCTTGTGCTTAGCCGACGGAGTTATACCGCAACCTTCTTTACAGTTGAGCGACACCAGCGGGTCGTGCCTAAGATATATCGGCTCCAGTTTGTTCTTTAGCAAATGTTCGTACACTAAAGTTCTAAACGTAGGAGCGTCTATATGCCTCACCTTCTTGTTGTTGTTCACCTTGGTCAGTTTACGATACTCGATGTCCTTACGCCAACTTCCATCTTTGAGACGTTGTTTAATACTTGCGCATAGCCCGTCTACATCCTTCAATGCCTCCTTTACTTCTGGTCGTTTCGTTCTGCCTTTTGCAGCACTTTCAACGGCCTTCTTGAAGTCGTCAGCAACGAATGGTATGTAGTTGGGTCTATGCACGTTAATAATATGTCTTGTGCGGATTGCTCCGCTGTTTATAATCAGTGTCGGGCTAAAAAGTTGACGGAAATGTCTGTCCGTCAGAATGTCTCTCGGTCACGTCCGCTGCATCACGTACAGCCATCGTGCTACGCTCACATCCCTTGTCTTTGATATTCTCTGCTTCTCCTGAGCGAGAGTGGTGCTCCCGTGTTCTTAGTTCTGCATCTTTTATGATGCCCGACGTTGGGCAGAACCGCCATTATTCACGTTCGTATCCGCAGCCGAGTTGTTCGCATTGAGATACCGCGCGGAACATTTCGAATTGTTCGCATTGCCACGCAAACGGACGGCTCGGGAACACCAACCTCTTTAGCCATCCTCTATAAGGATAGCATCACCTCTCATGCAGGCTTCAGAGGCTTCGGTCCTCATGCCGAGCTTGTCCTGATTTTGAGGAAATATCTTCTGGTCTTTCTCCATTTCTATATACTCTTAACTTTTAATTCTTAACTCCTAATTCCCAACTCCCAAAGGGGCCCCGGTTGCACCGGGTGCCCTGCGTTGCACTGGGTTGCACCAGGCTGCGCCTATTGCACGATGCGACACTGGGCAGAACCGCCAATATACACGTACGCAGCCGCAACCGAGTAGGCCGCATGGAGAGACCGCGCGGAACATATCGAAGAGTACGCATAGCCACGCAAACGGACGGCTATGCGCACGCGCTGGTTGAGAGTAGAACTCCAGTATGGAAATGCCCACGAGTAGAAGCATTGCCAACTGCTAAGATTTCCTCCATCGGCAATCTTGTATGGAATATACCCAAGTCTATTCATACAGAAACCGTCCGACAATATAGGAGGACCGAAAGTACCAATCTTGCCATACACAGCCTCGAAGCCGAATGTGCCAAGATTGTTCTTGCTAACACCAGACTCATTCACCCACTTCGACTGGGTGGGTTCAAGATAGAAGTCTATATAGTTCTTTAACAGCTGCTCGGCATTGTAGCTGCCGTTGGTCTGCACCTTGTTGGTGCCCACCATCTCACAGCCGCCTCCCCAATAGGCGAAGACATCACCACTAACGTTCATGCCGTGCATGAGGCTCATTCTAAGACTTAGCTCAAGGTCGTATGTAGCAAGCGTGTTAGCGTCTTTGTAGCCCTTACAAGTGCCAATCTTCTTACGATACACCTTACAGTTCATAACTCCATCAGCCAAGCCCTTTACGCCCGGTATGTTCTTATAGCGGTATGTTACGCCATACGCCTCATACTCGGTGTTCTCAGCAATGCCAAACTCTGCTGCCCACGATGCTGCCATCTGGCTTTCCATGCACTGCTCCTTTGGGCGATAGAAATTTACAAACCACGAAAAGTTATTCTTTTCCAACTTTTCGTTATGTCCAAACGGTGTGCTATCGCCAAATCCGCGATATGTCCATTCTGACGTGCCCTGTTCCTTACATCGCACACCGCCATTGCCGAGCCATGTATTCTCCGAGTTGCAAGCGTCATTGCTTGATATGCCCGAACCAAAAAGATTGTTATCGTGCAAGTACTTAGTGCCATACAGCAGCTCCATACACAGTATAAAGGTGTTGACACCATGATAACCACCCTCGGCAAAGGGCAGTGGCGCGTTGGTGTCAGCATTGTTGGCACGTGCCTTTTGCATGTTGCTCACCTGAGTCATGTCCGATATACGAGGATATGTTCTGCCATCGTTTACGTACATTGAGCACATACTTTCGCCAGCGCCGCTTGGTCCGTTAGTGGTGTTTGTATCACCCACGGCATAGACGTAGAAGAAGTTGCGCGTTTTGTTGCCTACAGTTGTCACTGGGCATGGAGCCAGAGCTGTGCTCAGTAGCGGATATTTGCCCGTATCAATGCCGTCGTAGCGCACCTGACGCTTGAAGATACCCGACAGCACCTTACCACTCTCGCCAGTCTGACGGTCTACTGGGTAGAGAGTATCGTAACGGCCTATCATCACCGAATACTTTGTCTCGGTAGTCTCCCAAGGCAACAACTGACGCACCTTGTTACCCTCGCCGTCGTACAAGTCTACCAAACCAAGCGAGTGGTACACCTCTGTTGCATCGTAAGGATGTGCGCCAGCCTTATCTGTCACGACAACACCATTTTTCAGTGTCAATGGGGTGGTGTGCTCGGCATCGGTATAGAGTTGTACATCACACGCAGCACGCATCCCCTCTGTGATACCAACAGTAGGCGCAAACGCACCCGACACAAAGCGGAAGTGATTGTTGTCCATCAACTGACCTACAGGGTGTGTACCTTCGCCCGTGTTGTCGGTATGGTCGATAAGGAACGGATGCCATTCACCCAAGAACTCCTTGTTGCCCTTGCAGTTCTTGAAGTGAGGGTCGCCCGTCACCTCGTCGTTCTCACCGACATAGTAGTCCTTCACACCCTCCTTCAATTCGGCTATGTCCGCAGCGTTCTGCTCCACCTTCTTCGACATTTCTGTTGCCGCAGCCTGCGACACCAACGACAACGATTTCTCGGCTCCGGTTCTGTCCGTCACCTTCAGAACGTTGTCATCGCCAAGAACAGCGTTCACCTTCTCGGCAGCAGCAGTAGCGTCATTTGCCGCAGCAGTGGCAGTCTGTGCCGCCGATGTCGCGGTATTGGCAGCCTTCGTAGCCTTATTTGCCTCGGAGACAGCAGCCTCCGCCTCCGTCTTGGCATCCATGGCCGCCTGAGCCGCATTGTTGGCGGTAGTCGCGGCAGCGTTAGCCGCAGCAGTGGCCTCGCTCGCAAGGCTCTCCGCCTCGCTAAGGTCGATGCACTTGTTCCACCACGCCGTCTCCGTTAGCGGATGCCCCACGTTTACACCCGACACCGCATCCACTTTGACGCACACCCACACGGCCTTGCCGTCCGAGATGTAGTCAAGTCTCTTGTACTCCTTATCCGCCACCCATTCCGAGCCCGCAGGTGTAAGCAGCACCTTAATCCTTTTCTCTGTTTTTTCTGCCATAATTGTTTTAAATTTTTAGATGTTGTTGTGTGCTATTTCCTTACTTATGTATTCAAGTCAGCATTCAAGTCAGTGCCGTTTCCAGGAAACGTGTATACGCCTCCGCCATATACCGTTTCAAAGTTCACTACAGGCGTTGTTCCCAGTAGTGATTGCGTTATAAACATTCTAACCAACAGTTTCGGCACCTTCGTACCTCCTGGTAGTCTATACTTAGTGTTATCCACTGTTTTGGTGTCCCAAGGCAGATACGCGCCCTTGGCTATATTAAGGAAGTTGTCGCCAACAACCTGTATCTGATTGCTTGTGAAGTAACAACCGTCAGCCTTCTCTGCCTGTGCCTTGGTCAGATTGTATACGTTGTCAGCAGCAATCGCTCCATTAATGGAAGGCGCGCGATATTGGTACAACTCTATGCCCTCACTAACACCAAGGTTGTCTCTTACGTATCTGTCAGCCACGGCAAACACTCCAAATACCTTGTTGTTATTGGCGTCGCTTATCCAGTTGTAGCCATCCTTCTTGCTGTAATAAGGAGTTGTAAGTCCAGCGGCAACAAGGTCTATATACATAGCTCTTGTCAACGATGCCTTTGAGAGGTTGAGCGATGCCACGCCCCTCGGACCAAGGTCGTACAGCAAGTTGCCGTGGTTGTCGTAATAGCCAAGTGTGGCATATCCATTATCGTCAAGACCGAAGCGGATATTAGCCACACCAGCTGCGCCGAACACCTGCATCATGCCGTTTTCTATCCGCACCTCAGCTCCGTTCGTGCCCTTGGTCTGTAGGCGCTGTGCTCTCACAAGCTGTGCGTTCAGTCCGTCCTCGTCGAACATAGCTACCTTAGTGCCTTTGGTGGTCCTGAAGGTCGTCTTGTCTGCCGTGAGCATTATTTCTTTGCTATTGATGTCAATGCCCGCATCAAGCAGACTGCCAGCTATCGACTTGTCCTCTATATAGTCGGTCTTCTCGGCACGCCACTCAGTTGCGGTCGCTCCGTACTCCATCTTAGGCTGCGAGAGATACAAGACGCAACCTTGGTGACAGGTAATCCGCACATATCTCGGTGGTTGTTCGCCAACAACACGCCAACGTACCCAATAACGTGTCCAGATGTAGTCCTCCTTGAACTCCATCTGCACGTGACTGTTGTCCGTGTCAACACGATTAGGCGCTTCAGCAAACAACTCCTCTGTATTGTAGTAATTATACATGCTTGCCGTAAAACGACCACCCTTGTTACCTTTCGCCATGAAGCTCAACATGTAGTCCTGGCCTTGCTTAAAAAAAGTTGCAAAAACAAAATCCCATTCTACAGTGTTGATGTCGCTCGTATAAAATCGAGCGTCAGTGTTAAGGGTAGGGAATCCCTTGTACGACTGTCTCTCTATCTCCTCAGCACTGTTGTCTTTTGGATGCAAAGCTGTGTTTTCGCTCGCTACCGTCAGCTTGCCGCCAGTCACGAGAGTACCTGTATTGTCAAGCAGATTGCCACCGATATAGTTTCTGTCTTGTTCAGACAACGTATATCCCGCATATTCCTCTCCTTCAGCTATCTGCGGACAAGCAATATAGGCTGTCTTGGTGCCGTAATAGAGGATTACACAATCAATGAACACCGTGTTGGCATCAAGCGTCAAGGTCTCTACTCCAAGCATCCACTCGTTAGCTACCATGTTCTTAGCTACCGATAACGGTATAAAAAGGTTCTTGTTTAAGTCGGCCATACTGCCGTCGCGTTGTACGATGTACGCATTAAAGTCTCCTTCGCTTACCGCTCCACTACATTTGAGTATTGCGCTAACAACATACTTGCGAGCCTCCTTCACCTTAACACGTATAAAATCTACGCCACGGTTGCTGCCACTCTTACCCTCTATCACAACCGAGTTGTGACCATTGTAGTTGTTAAGCACCGAGATATAGGGCGTATACGCATCGTTGCCTGTCCAGTAATCGGTTTTCTTCTCGAATGCGCTGCCCGTAAGCAGATTGTGTCTACCCACAACGGTCTCGCCAACTTTAAGAGATATATTTCTTGCCGACTGCTCTATTTTCGAGGTGTATTTAGTCAGGTCGGTATCGGTCTTGATAGGTATTCCGTTAACGGTATTGCTTATCTCGGTGTACTTGCTCTCCATGCTCTTCATGTCGCGCTTGTACTCTCCCCACAATGCCGCCACATTAACGTTTATAACGAGTGTGGCCGAGTAGTAGAGATTAGTCAACAAGCAATGCACTCGCACGGTAGCACTTGCTGTAGTGTACGATATGCGCTTGCCGTCGATGGTCGTGTAGCTTACAGAGTTTATGCGTACCTTGGCTGTGTTCACGTCCGTCCTAACCACCTCGGCTGTACATCCGTCAACACTCGCAATCTCTACCTTGTCGCATGCCGACATTACCGACTTGCTGCCACTTCTCACCAATATCTCTGCCGTGATATTACCGCTCGAACAATCTACAACGGCATTGCCGCTGCTATCGCTATTAGCTTCTACCGTTAGAGCTGTAGGCAAAAAATCTACTTGTATAGCGTCCTGTCCATCGGCTCCTGGTTCTCCAGGCTTACCTGGGTCGCCAGGGGTTCCTGGTTCTCCCTTATCTCCATCCTTACCTACATACCCGACAAGCTGAGCCTCGCTATACTCTTTCGTTCCGTCGAGCCATACTATCTCGTCACGGCTCCAAATGTACGTACCGGGTGTCAGCTTTGTCTCGTCAGGATAGATGTCCGACCACACAGTAGGCTTTACAGTAGACGATGCAGATATACCCCACATCTCGGTTACGCTGGTCAAGTCAGCACATTTGCCAACACAGTACTTGCCAGTAAGCTCCGTAGTATTGTTGCTGTATGTCACCTTATCAGCACTCCAAACATATTTGTCGGCATTGTTTTTTATAACAACAGCCGACAATGTATCGTATTTGTATTCCGCATCTACAGGCGAGGTAGTAATATTGTCGCCCAAGGCATAGAAGGTGTTTACGCTTACTATTCCTCGTCCACTACTACCTTCCTTTCCGTCACTCGTTACGATAATATTAGTGCTCTTTACAAGTGTCTGCTTCGTCTCCGTCTGCCCATCCGTGCCCTTAATTTCCTCCTTCAGATAAGCGTCAACCTTAACGCTTTTCATGTCGTACAGACTTGCAAGTGTAGCAAGATTAACGAAAGGAGCATTATTCAGCTTATTGCCATTTTGATACTCTATCGTAGCCTTGAACACAACATTCTCGGCAGCTATTGTCTCCGCCTTGCTGCCAGTGTGCTTTACCAATGTAAAGGTAATGTCTGTAGGCGTAGTTGTGCGGTTGCTCACGTGGCGCACAATGCTGCTTGATGTAGGCACAATCTCCCACATCACTGTGATAGGGTCTATCAGATTATCGGGTGTACCCGAGAACCATTTAAATCTTTCTGTATTGAACATTGTAAGCTCAGGCGAGATTACACATGTCACGGTTTTCCACTGGTACGGATTACGCACAGGCTGCTTGCCCGCATCCACTTTGCCCGTCTCCCACAATGCGCCAATACCGTGGTACATAGTGATAGAAGGCGCTGTGTCCGCACTGTTGTCCTCAGTCGATGTTGTCAGCTTGATAACATTGCCGCGTGAGTTCCAACGTATCTGGTCGCCAACGTTCACAATCACGTCACCAGCCACTGGTGCCACACTTCCTTCGTCATATCCGTAGAATACACGACTCGCAATCTCGTTCTTGTCATCGTCTTGTGTACGTCCGCCTTCCTGCTCGGCAAACAGCGATGCTATACTCATCATACCGTCTTGCTGCGCCACCATAACAGCAATGTTACCCCATTTGAGGGCCACCTTCTTCTTGGCTATCAGCTTCGAGCAATACGACGGTATAACATTGTCGCCACCAACAAACGTAGCCATGTTCGACAGCATAACATAGTCGTACAGCTTTCCATCTTCCAATGTCTCCTGTCCAACACCAACCACCATGCGCCAATAATATCTATTGGCAAGATCCTCTGTCTCACCTGCTTTCACGTTAAACGTCTGGCATAGAGCCATCATGCCCACATGCCACCAGTTCATGGTTCTTGTGGTACCATCGTCAGCAGCAGCATAGCACTTGTACGCTATCACCTTCGAGCCCGATGCGTCGAATATGTAAGCCACCTTAATAATAGTAGAGCCAGCGTTCGAGAAGATAGTTGTACCGCCCGAATAGCTCACCTTTCTTACCTCGGCACTTGCCGCAAACATCTTCACACGAGTCGTCAGGTAGTCAATGTACATGTGGCTCTTGCCGTCCTCACCCATGTACAGGTCAAATCCCTGTGCGCCTATTATGGTTCGGTCCGCCTCGGTAGAGTGGGGGTCGCGCACACGGTCGAGTACCACATCGCCCAACACAGCGTTACCTTTCGCATCAATACCTTTTTTCTTGTCCATTCCAACCGTCAGTCCTTCCATGAAGGTTATTACCTTTTTTGCTACATCTTCATGTACTTTAGACAGAGCCTTATTGTCAAGATAGTTGGGAGTAACAATTTTATCTACAGAGTCGAGTGAAGTTGAATCAATGGCCACTCCATTCACCTCGCCTTGGCCCTCAAAGGCTATTTTACCTCCGGACATGATAGTGAGGGTCTTCGCGAAGAGTTGGCGGAATTTGGTGCCTGCCTTCATCGTGATGTCCTTGAGGAAGGTCACGATACCGTCTACCGAAGAATAGTTATACCACTCGCTTTCGTTGGGGATGGCGCTGATAGCTTCGTCTGAGGACAAGTAGCCATATACAATTCTGCCGCCTTCCTTCCAATCGCGCTGCACCGTGCCGTTATCGCCCGACGAGGTTATGATGCCCTGCAGAAAGATGTAGTAGTATTTCTCGTCGCCTATCTGCTCTTCTTTTTCGTTCTTGCCGTAGATGTCTATCTGTTCGGACGGGAATACTATCCATGCCGAAGCCGTGAGCGTCATATCGCGAGGAATGGCGACATAAACATATTTCTCGGTGTGGGTATTGAATACCGTTGCAACAGCCTGCAAAGGCCAGCGTCGGTAGTTGTGTCCGGCATCGAAGCCGATAATGTCCTTGACGTACACAAGTATCTGGGCACCGCTTACGCACGATGCCTGGATATAGTCGGGATAGCCAAGGGCATTTAGTTCAATATGCAATGCCGAGGGCGAAATCCAATAGTCTTTGGGTGTAGCTTGTGTCATATATTATGTTGATTTTCTATTGCGAATTTAGGAAAAAGCGTTAGCATGATGCGGACATACCTTAACGCAAACGACCCCAAGAGCATGGTGTCTCTTGAGGTCGTAAGAAATATAGAGATGAAAACTAAAAGACTTATATCTTTGTGCTGCCGCTGAAACTGAGTCGTGCTGTGAATGATACACTGTATATATCGTCCTTGGTATCGTCGGCATACTTTATGGTCTCTTCCGACTCGATGGTACATGGCAGGAACTTGCCGTTAATCTTCAGCCATACGTGTTCGGACATGAGCAATTCGTGGAGATACCATGCGAGCCATTTTTCATCCAACGGGTCGGTCATATAGTTCCAACCTTCCATGTTGCCCTGCTTGCGTACTGCCGACCGAGAGAAGGAGTGCAAGGTTTCCTTGCGTGTCACGATGTAGTTAGTGGCTTTGATGTCTACTTCCTGTGCATAACTCTTGGGTATGCTGATGCTCTCAAGCACACCGAACGAGTTGATGAAGCGAAACTCCGTGCGACGTGCTGCCTCGGAAGCAGGCAGGGCAAAGAGCTGCTGTCCGCCTACGGTCTGTGCGCCTTCTGCCGTTATGTTGTAGGCTTTGGCTTCGGGAGCTTCCCATGTGGCGGTTGTGAAGTCAACGGCAGGAGAGTATGGCTCTACGTAGATGATGGTTTCGCCTACACACGCCAACTGTGGTATGGTGGTAGGCTTGCGAGTCATTCGGCTAACGGGCATAGTGTCGTTTGTAGCCATAAGTCGGTCGTAGTCAGAGAATCCTCCGAACAAGGTTTGCTTCACGTCCTCGCCAGCGAGATACGACACGGGTTCCGACTTATGCAGTTCGCCATTAGTCATATATTCGTCGTATGCCGAAACGTTAAATTTCACTACTGGCATAACACCTGGCTCAGGCGAATACTCATAGGAGTCGCGGAAGGAGCGCAGGGCAGACGAAATATCTACAGTTATTGGATTGCCTTTTTCGTTGTTTATAGGCTCGGACATCTTTATTGTCTCGTATTTGCCGTCACTCATGCCACTCATGCCACACTTCACCTCGAATATCATACGATGAAACGAAGGCGTTTCTTTAAGTGCAATAGGCCATACGATGAAGACAATAGGATTGCCATTAAATACCGAACCTGAATGTAATCTAAGTAAACTTGCCATTGCTTCAGTTGTTATTTAGTAGTTATTATTTAAATGCTATAAATTTCAAGCTCTACTTCTCCCATTCCTTCCTTTGCCGATACGTCAGCATTTACCTTGTTGATAAGGCATTTCTTGCCGTCGATGGTCCACCACTCTTTCCAATGATTTTGAATATCGGCTATCTGAGCTACGGAGGCGAGGCACTTGACGTAATACTTCTTGCGATGTAGGAGAAAGTAGATGTAATCGACGAGGAACACGTCTACGTAGCCTCGGTTCTTTACCGATGGAGTGTTTACTACGAGGGGAGCGTCCGCCCATTCGGGCTGCACCCAAGCACGGGGCTTCAGTGAGAAGCGTTCCTCGTTACCGTTGCCTGGCTCAATGCCGTTGTAGTCGTACTCTACGCCGTATGGGTCGATGGAGTCTGTAGTCAGAGCATAGTCGCCAGCCTTTGTGCGCCACTTCGAGTTGCCGAACCCGTCGTAGTTGTAGTCATAGGCTTCGTGTGTTGAGTCCACGCCGCCACCTCGCATGATAGCCACCGACAAGCCCCAATCGTATGACTGAAGGGGCGAGTTGCCATCGTCGGTGGAAGAAGGATCGTAGCTCTCACGCAACGAGAGTTCTTCGGTAACGTAAAAGTCAGCCACCATCGACGACATAGTGTTCTTGATGTACTGCTTCACAAACTCATGCTCCATATCCTCGTCAATGAGAGCTGCCATCTGAGTCTTGGCGTAAGATCCGTTTATCTCGCCAAACTCATATCCGCTGTATTGCTTGCCCACCTCGGCAGGTTGCTTTGTGTTGTCAGTGGCGCATTTGCTGCCCGTGCTTGACGATAGGGCTTTGCGATAGTTGGCATCCACCATACCAACGGGAACGAACGATGACTTAAATTCCTGAATAAAGTCTTCGTTTATTGTCGAACAATCACCTACTTCCACTCCCTTCATGGCTGCCACCTCAAACAAGCGAGACTCCATCTTGCTTGCATCAGTAAAATTCTTGTCTATCTTTACACGATATTTGTTGCCCGTCTGAAGGTCTACGAACACGCTCATTTCAGTATTCTTGACACGATGAATGATGTCTTTATATGTAAGACTCGTCACGGTGTAGTCTTTAGGGTATTCGATATAGTCGTAATCGGTATTGAAATCCTTAACGGCATTCTTTACGTTGTCTTTCTGCTCCTTGGCTTCACTTTCGGCTGCATATCCGGCACGAACGCCGGTTATCTTCTCCGTCATGGGCACCATAGACAGCACTTCGGCATGGAAGGTGCGAGGGTCGGGATTCTGCTTACGGAACACGTCACGGATAAGATAGGCAGTTACCTTCTTCTGCTCGTAGTCGTAATGGAACTTTATGCCGAACTGCTGCTCAAGCGAGTTGATAACATCTGATACCGACTCAGCAGGGAAGTTCTGCTCATTGGCATACATACGGAAGATACTTGCACTCATCTGTGCCGACTTGATGGTGCTCTTACAAGTGATGCTTGCCACTTTATCGGTGCCTACAGTGACGGTGGTCCAACTATCATCTTCCACCGTCACAACCTCGGTGTCCTTAAACACGCCTTGGTTGTAGAAGCTACCATCATACGGCTTCTCTACTACCTTATACGTCACCTTGCGATACTTCACCTCCTGAACGCTCTTGTCTTTCGGATTTTCAAGTTTCAGTTTGCCGCCACAACCGCGCGAACTGAGCCATGCGTTTACATCATCGAACAGATTAGCAACGTCCTTTTCGCTGTTGGCTTGTTTCTGGAAAAAGCCAACCTTCACGTCGCCCTTTTTTTTCAGTCCGGCAATAACCTCTTTATCGTTCTCCTTGTAGGTTTCCTTGGCATAAAGCGGTTCGATGTTGTAGGCGCATTTTGTGGTGAAGAAGCATAAGCGGTTCAAGTCGCCGATGGCTGTAAGAGCCGAATTGTCGAACTGTACGCCAAGATGTTCAAAGAGACAGTCGAGGAAGAACAGCACATAGAAGCAGATGCCCGACTGCGGGCGGTCGGCATCCAATACCCATACAGGACCACGGTCTTCGTACATTTCCTGCTCCAGTGTGCTTAGGTTGTTCTCTCCATCACGACCGGTGATAGAATTTACTACATCGGATGATGTTTCTCCTTTTTCGTCAATATCGTAATGCTTATAGCAGACACGGGCATTGCAGTATGGCTTCAGAGGATAAGGGTCGCTTACGTTGATATATGATTTCAGCACTTCGGGCACCTTAACTTCGTTGCCGCGCGGATAGGTGTAAGTCTTCTTCAGCTTGGCTTCGTGATTGTTGCCTTCCTCCACACATTGTGCCGGGTAAGAGAAGCCGAGAGCTTGCGGAGAAAAAGATGCTTCGGTTTTGTCTTCACCCACCGAACCATACTTCTTATTGCCTTTCTTGCCTTCGTATTTTATGACAACGCTCGTGTTGTAGGTCACGCTCACATCCACCTTATCTATCTTCTCGCCTATCAAGAGCTGGTCCTTATATTTGGACGGTATAGGCACTTCGTTGCACTTTAGATCGCTAATAAGGTCGGAGAATGATTGTGTGCTTGCATCGACGTTAAGCGAGAGGGATTCTTCCAGTCGCTCGTCTTCCTGGATGATAGCTGTGCCCGACGCAAAGGGCACCCCGTCGGCAATGATTTGCATCGGAGTGTGCTCGTAGTTCATGGGGCGGATGTCGCTGCTGACATCATCCACGTTCTTTAGGAAATGTCGGTTGCCTTCGATGGGCAGCTCCACGGGATAGGAGAACATCTCGGTGTCGTTGAACAATGGGTTGCTCAACTCTATGCTGATGGATGCGTCTTCCTTTAGGGCGAGCGGCTTGCCGTCGGCAAGAATTGTGAGTTTGCTGTTCATGTTGGTTGTTTTTTAATGGGTCTTACTCAGCCTTTGTAGTTATACTACAAATTTGGCATTGCCGTAAAGTGTGATATTACGGTCGGTTTTACTGAACACCTTGGTATCGCCATAGGCTTCAATCTTCAGATAGCTGCTGACACGGAGCTCGCCACCATGGGCTTCGCAAGTAACGCTGCCATTAAGCGAGGCATTGGTGGAGGTCCATAGGCGGGAGTGTCCTAAGGCTACCGTATTGCCCTTGCTGACGTGACCATAGGAGTAATCGTAGAGATTTATGATAGCTCTATCGTTCTTCTCGCTATACACCTGGGCGTGGTCCCATGCTCGAACCCATGCCTTTCCAATGACGTAACACTTGGCGTAGTCGTTTATCTCAACGATGTGGTCATAGTCGGTAACAATAACAAGGACGTACTCGGGGGCGGTCTGCGGACATTCGTTGACGTAGATGCCAGCTGCGTTCATTTCTTCCTTTAGTGAGGGGTAGAGAGCAGGAAGCAGTTCGTTGATGATGTCGGCGTATTTGCTCTCAACGAGGTCTTCCCAATTCGCACGCCACACAGACATGAGCTGACTGATATTTTCGGTGGCAAGCATGGCACGATAGCCTTCGGCACAAGCGTGGCGGTCGTGGCAGGCTTGAGTGCAAGTCTTCTTTAATATTTCGAATTGTGTCATGGATGGAATTTTGAGTTTTGAGTTTTGAATTATCGCTTCGCGATTTTGAATTGTTGAATTATGAATTATCCTTAGCTATTGGATTTTTCACTTTTCACTTTTCCCTTTTCACTTACAGCCACTTCTTCCTTTGTCTTTGCCAATATTGCCTCGTAGCCTTTCAGTTCGTCCTCGCTCACAATGTCTGCGTATTCTTTGCGGAGTTGGGCGATGCGGTCGGTAAGGCCCTTTATGCGGGCTTTGGTCGATGGCTTGTCCTTTCGCATGATGTACTTAATGAGAGCGTCGGCTTCGGCTTTGTGCTTGGCTGCTGCATCGCGGGCGGCTTTCACCTCGGGGCGGTCGTTGGCTATCTTGTCGGCTACCGACTGGGCGAAGAGAGGGTCGCGGGCGAGTGCCTTGTCGTAGAAGGGACGGAACTGAGCGCGTAGGTTCTGTGGTGGCACGTTGCACGCCTTCTCTATTCGGGCGATGTATTCGGGGTCGCCGGTGCGTGGGGATAGGCGAAGGTATGCCTCGCCAATTTCGCGGTCAACGTTGATGTAGATGCGAGGAAGAATTTCGCTTTCTATCTTTACGGCACGGGTGGCGAGAAGGGCAATCTCTTCTTCGGTGTAGATAGGTCGGCCAGCCTTCTCGTTGGCTTCGGCCATGGTCTTGGCTTGCTCAGACTTTGCTGCCATTTCGTTGCGCAGAGAGCGCACTGTGTTGACTTGCTCTTGCAGACGTTCGGAGAGGAACGGTCGGAGCTGCATGAGGTTGGGCATGGTGGACGCAATGGTCTCGCCGTTGGGGTTGGCCACGATGCCGCCGTAGGTGAGAGGCTGCAAGGTGAGGTCGGGCTTTAGGTCGGGGAAGAGCGAGCGACGCGCTTCCTCAAGAGCCTTCTCCTTCTGCTGCTCGGCATAGAGAGCCTGCTCCTCACGGGTGGGGCGACCGACGTGACGCTTTATTTCTTGGCGCGAGGTCTGCATAGTTTGCAGATAGGTGAGGAGCTGACGCACACGACGATGATAGTCGCGGAAACGTCGGCTCTCCTTAACGAACGACGTTGCCCGTGGATTCTGCTCAAGAAGAGTAAGACCACGCTCGAAGGCTTCACGCTGGTCGGAGGTGAGCATACGAGCGGAGAGGGCAGGGGTTAGAATGCGGATTATTTCTTCCATAATTTTTTCTTTTTTAAGCCTTACTGGGCCTTTTGGGTCTTTCTAAGCCTTTGGGGAAACTAATACAGCAATGGCGATACGAATATCTTGCTGTCTGGTTGGTTGTTTTCGTAGCCTTTGCTTGTTGAGTCTGTAGTGTTGGTTGAGGGCTTGTCTGGGGTGGCGTTGGCAGCATCCGCTGCCTTGCGCATTTCCATGAGCCGGAGCACCGAGGTGCGTAGAGCGATGGCTTCGTTGTGGGCAGCTGCTCGGCGTGCCTTGTCAATAGTGAGAATTGTTGTGCGCTCTTCGAGGTGAGCCACCATCAGACGACGTACCTTGCGAAGGAGTGGCTTGTCGTTGGGGTCGTCGGTGTGGAGCAGACGCTGCACCGTGTCTTCGCCAATAGCCTCGCTGATGTATTCGTCCTGGATGAAGTGGAGGTCGGGCAGAAGACGGATGAACTTCTCACGGCTCTCGTAGATGTCGAGGTAGTGCTGAAGGTCGGCACATGTGGCAATGAGGAGGTCGTGGTGAAGGTAGTAGTAGGTGCTCTCTTTCCATAGATTCGTGATTTCCTCAATCTCGGCCGTTTGTACACTTTCGTCCGTTTCCGGTACACTATTATCGGTATTCGGTACACTTTCGACTGTTTTCTGTACATCAGAAGCCTGTTTCTTAACACAATCCTTTGCCCAACCTTCGAGCATTACGAGCATCTGATTGAGCGACACCATTGCCTCGCGCTTGTAGCCCTGCACACCCTTGTCGAGCAGGTCCTGGGATGCCGTGCTGTAGTCGTCGCTTGAAGCCACGTTGATGCCGGTGCCGTTGATAGAGAGAGCCTGTGTATAGACGAAGCGCGACATGGCATCGTATGTCACCATGCGCTGTGCCATAAGCAGGAGTTGCATCCAGGGGTGCTGAGTGTTCTCGCCGTTACAGACTGCCATATAGAAGTCGTCGGGCGAAACGGTCTGATAATACTCGCACAATCGGTTGTAGAGCGAGTCGCCCAACTTGTCGCGCAGAAAATCTTTCTCGCTGTTGTCGAGTATGCCTTGAAGAGAACTTATCTCGTCGATGGCGTTGCTGGGAATGTGGAGCCGAAGCTCCTTGGTTGTTGATAAAATCATACGCTATGCGAATTTTGAGTTTTGAGTTTTGAATTGTCGTCAAGCCGATTAGGAAATACTCAATCTTGAATTATCCAAGTCTTTTACATTCCAAACTGTTTTTTCAAGAAACTGTTTTTTTTGATAAACTCTTCCATCTCTTGCTCCGAATGATAGCCTTCCCAAAACAAATTGGTATGAGAACCTAAGCGATGGTCGTCAAGCGACGTTGGAATAGAATAAGCCGTATATATCAAATCGTAATGACGGACATAACGAGTGCGCTTTTCTGGCTCGCTATACAGTTTATTTATCCAACCGTCGTTGTCACACTCACACCACTTGTTGTATTCATCGTTTTTCAGATTAGCGTCAATACCTATTGCTGTATGACCGCTACTACCATTCGTGCCAAAATAGACAATCTTTGCCATAAGAATCACTTTATATAGTTTTTCTGAATCAGAACAGCTTGAGCTGCGCTTGCTCCAACTTGATGCGTTTGCAAGCCTTGTCGTAATACTCCTTGTTGAGCTCGAAGCCGATGAAGTTGCGCTTCTCGCGGATGGCTGCAATGGCGGTGGTGCCGCTGCCCATACAGTTGTCTAAGATGGTGTCGCCCTCGTTGGAGTAAGTGCGAATGAGGTACTGAATAAGAGCGACAGGCTTCTGGGTGGGATGGAAACTATTGTGAATATCCCTCTGAAATACGACAATATCAGTTGGGTATTTTTCGTCAGTTATAACATCATCTGCCTTGCCAAAGTTTCCGTAGCATCTGTTAGTTTGCTCTTTCTCTTGCCTTCCTCTGCTATGATTACGTTCATGTGGAAGACATTTGCGCATTTGTGGATGATAGGTTGGCTGTCCGTTGTAGAAAACGGAAATAATCTCCGTTTGCTTTAATGGCAACTTCTTTGCGTTCAAGAAGCCAGTTGTACGGCATTTATCCCAAGTGATATTATAGCGCCACATCTTCTCGTTGCTCATCATCAGCTTTGCCGTGAACATACCCTGTCCGAATAGGATTATAGCTGCATTGGGTTTTGTAATGCGCTGATATTGTTCCCATAAGGAATTAAGTGGAATAATACTATCCCATCCTCCTCCCTCGCTCTGCTTGTTGAGGACACCATACGGCAAATCGCACACAATGCAATCCACGCTCCCGTCCGGAATCCTTTTCATGCCTTCGAGGCAGTCTTCATTATATATCTTATTCAGTTCTATCATTCTCTATATCATTTGTTCGTTACTATTCCTGCATCGTCACCCCTGTTTTCGAGCTGTCCAGCGTGGTGAGCACTTCGCGGTCAATCTGCCACACCAGGTGCGGGTCCCACTTATTGAACTTGCTTATCACCTCCAACGGTCGGAGCATGAGCTGCTGCAATGGCGCAAATTGGATTTGCTTTACGAGGAAACGCTCGCGAAGGTCGGTGCCGCCCGATGATGTAGCGTCGCCTGGGGTGTTGCCTATGAGTTTCGAGTCCAAACCCATGGCAAAGAAGATGATGGATGATATTTCCTGAAGCTCGGTCTTCTCGGCTTGCGCTTGCGAGTTTGCCTTGCTCTCAATCTCCACAATCTCCCATGCCTTGTGCTCCTTGCCGTCCAATCCGGTGAACACGGCAGAGATAAGAGCCTGACCTGCATTGTCGGGATTAGACAGCCAGCGGTTGATGTCGGTGAACACCTCCTGCTGAATCTGCGCCATCGTCTTGCTCTTGTTCTCGCCCTGCTGGGTGTAGAGGTGTTTGAGGTATTCTTGGTGAATGTAAATCACGCGACCGATGATATTGCTGTTGCGCTTGCGAGTGAGACGGTCGTCAACGATGGTGAAGGCATACTCAAAGATGCTTCCGGCAAAGATGCTGTGCCAAAGGGCATCGGCATAGTAAGGGCCACCGAAGTCGCGGGGCGACATAATGAAGCGTGTTGGGCGGTTCTTGCGGCTCACTCGCTGCTGACGAGCCTCACGTACATGGCGGTTGAGGTCGGAGACGGCTGTGTCGGCAGCGAGATAAGGCACGGCAGCAATGCGACGGTCGGTTTCGGTGAGCGTTTGGGTGGAGTCAAGCCACTGGTTAGAGAGGTAGGCATAGTTGATGCGATACTGTCTGTCCATTCGCTCCAGTCGGGTGGTGAACACCGAGCGAGGTTTTATGCCTACAATCTTCGGATCCCACCGTGATGTGGGCACTGGGCGCTTGTTCTCGTCCAACTGGCGTTGGTTAAGCTGCAACTCGCAGAAGCATTGCGACATGAGCGACATATCGCCTGCCATTTCGAGGTAGGTCTTGTGGAGGTCGTTGTTCTCGATGAATGCCTGCAACTCCTCATTTGTGTCCTTCCATTCTTTCAATGCAGCCTTCAACGACTTCATTTCCTCGGAGTCGGTATCTTCGGATTTCGACTTTGACGTTTGGTTTTCCGAAACTGACATTTTCTTTTCCTTAGCCTTGAGGTCGGCTATCTGACCTCGGAGCAGCGTGCCGGCAGAGGGAAAGGGGATGTACTTCTCGGTGATGTTGCCACCGACATACTGTGTATAGTGATACTTGGCGCACGGCCCACGGCCCACGAGTATCTTCTTCACGAAGTCAACTCCCGCTGCTGTGAAGGGCGACATCTTGGAGAGCAGATACACAAGGTTAGGCAGTCGGTTGCCCAATCCCCACTCCATAAAGCCCAATCCCTTAGTGCCTACACCTTCGGGCACGGCTTTGTTCTCGCCACCCGATGAACCGAACACAGCGGAAATCTCCCGTCTTGCCGCATTGCCTTCTGCTCCGGGCATGGTAGCCGAAGCCGTGAGTTTCTCGTGAACGTACTCGCCCCACGAAAACACGTTGCTGCCTCCCTGCTTGGGCGCACAGAACGCGCCAGGCAGAACGGCCTCGTAGCCTTGCGACTGAAGCTCCTCACTACGCTGTTGGAACTCGCTGATGTTGCTAACTGTTGTCATTGTGATAAATATGTGTTTTGTTGAAAGTCTATAGCGCAAAGTTAAGGAAAGACGGGGAGAAGGGGCGGACATGCTCAGGGTGGAAATAAACAAAAAGCCCTGCTATCCTCACGGACAACAGGACCATGCCTAAAGTAAAATTTGCGAATGAAACATCCAGTCAAAGTATATTGTTAGTTACGCCCGTCTACATGTCGTAGTCGCACATTTCGTTGGCCGAGCATAACTCGTAGTTCTCCACGTTCTCAATCACCATATCCTCATTACAGAACTGCTTGATAATGATTTTGCGGTTCTTCGGGTCGGGGTGTACGCTGCGGATATTGTTGTTAGAGATCCATATAGGGTGGTTGGCTTCCTGAGTATATACCACAAGATACCACGGACCTACCTTGTACTGTTCCATCACCAAGGCGATTTTGGAAGTAAGGAGTGATGAAACCTTGTCGATAGATTTCTCAATGAACGCCTCCTTACGGTCGAGAGTTTCCTCAATGAACGCCTCCTTGTGCTTTGCGTTGAACTTGTCTATCCATGCTGCAAAGATGGAGAACAGCAGGATGATGAGAATCACGATGAGTGTTGAAAAAATGATATTCATAATTGTTTTATTTTTGATTGATATACTTTTTATCGTTTGATATTCCACATGTGCTCAGCCGGGCCTACGAGCACGTCTATGTTTGCGCCCTGTTTCTGAGCCACCGTCTCCACCCATTTAAGCTGAATAAACTGCTGCGGGCTAAGATTCATCTCGCTCATATACGCCTTGTCTGCCACAGCCTTTTGGCGCTCGGCCTTCTCGCGAGCCACCTGAACCTCCTATTCACGTTCCTGCGTCTGCTTGGCCTGTACCATCTTTGCCGTGCGGTTCATTTCGGCAAGCTGTTCCTTGTTGGGTGTAGCCTTGCCGATGATAACGTCCTTGATGATGACGGGCATCGGCTTGTGCTTGGAGAGGGCAGCAACGTACTCCTGCATCTGCTTCAGAATCTTCTTGTCGATGGTGCTCAATACCTGACGGTTAGACATCAAGTCGAACGGACTATACTGCGAGATATGGTCTCTGACAAGATTGCAGAAGTAGTTGTAGAGGTTGGTGTTAAACCAGTCGCGTCCATAGTTCTGCAACAGCACGGGCGACTTGCCTTGCTCCACCTGAGTGACTATGACAGAATGGAAGTCAAGCGGTGTGTTGTCGTCAGAGAAGATGTCGTCAAGAACAACCTCATGGCGTACCGGAACAATCTTGAACGTCTCGGCACGTGTGCTCATGGCACACCATGTCAGACCACTCTGAACGGGGTCGTTGTCTACTCCTCCGTGTCCGAAGAACCAAGGCTTCTTCACCAACACGGCTTCCTCGTCGGCATCGGGCGACACAAAACGGCACGAGGATAACATCACTACTGCGACAAACGCAAAAAGAATTGAAAATAATTTTCTCATAAGAAATGAAATTTAATTGTTTTATTGAATTGTTGCTTGCTATTTTGTTCTTGTTTCTTTCAAGAGATATTTATAAGAGCCCAGTCCGTTATCTTCGCCCTTCTCAATCTTCCAGTCGAATCCAGCCGCTTGCAAACTCTGCACGAAAGTGTTATATTCTCTATCTACAAGATACGGAGAAATGTTCTCTTCTTCAAAGACAACGCAGCGAGGAATGAGGTCGAGGTCAATACGCAGTCGTTTTTTGCCGAGAAAGTCGCAGAACTTGGTCTTGCCGATAGGGGCGATGATATGCAGATTATAATCCCCCCTTCCGCTTATCGAAAGGTAAGCATAGCAATACAGCCTTTGTTCTTCGGTATCATACCGCTCTGCGCACACAATGGTGGTGTCAGAGCCACGGAGCGACGAGATTGCGTAAAAACGTCCGTCCTCGATATGGTTGAGCATGTATTCGCGACGCTCTTTCGGAGTGAGGAGCAAAGGCGGCTCCGGCAGGCATGTAGTTTTTTTCTGCTGTTGGCATCCCTCCTTTTGCTTTGCCTTCTTCTCTCTCCAGGTACGAAAGAACTCGCGCCACAGCCAAAAGAGGCAAGCGATAAGGGTTACTACTCCTATCACGCACATCATGCACAGTAAGTGTTTCAATAAGATTGTTTCCATTTTTCTCTCTATTTTGTTATTACTAATTCCTAAAACCGTTCCTCACCACCCATACGCTCAATCCGATGTTAAGCAGGAGCATGAGGATGATGATGCCCCAATATTGCTTGTCGCTCAGTTCTACCGAGAGGTATTTGAAGTCGGCAAAATTCTTACGCTTCCATTCCTTCTGCACGAAGGGTTCTATGTAGGAGGCAAAGGCGCAGAGGTCGAGACGGTGCGACATAAACCAGTCGCGGCTCTTCACGGCAAGCACGGGCGAGTCACACCACGAGAAGGCATCGCTCCACACCACGCGGTTACGGCTGTCAAGACCTACGCACACCACAAGCTCGTTCTTGTTGCCTCCCTGCCAATAGGAGCGTTGTCGGTCAGCAATGGATAGCGGCTTGTTGCGATAGAATAGCAGATAAAGGCGAAACTCCTTTTTCGGGCCGTACTGGGCGTTGAGCACGCGAATGGCTCGTTCCTGACGGGCAGAGAACTTTGCTCCGATGATAGGCGACTGGTCGCAAAGCCATATCTTGGAATAATCGTGCAAACCAAGTCGGCGAGCCTCCTTTTCGCTGATGTCCTCAAACTTAAACACCGAGCGCGAAGCCTTCACCTTGTTCTCATATTCATGTTCACGAGTAACGGAATAGAGCGTAGCGGGTTGACCGTTCCATCGGTATTCATACGCATCGCCGTCACGAGTGTAATAGTGGCGGTGCATATCCACGAACACCGAAGCCACCGACAAGCGACGCTTCATAGCCGAAAAGTCTTCATTGGAACACTTTCGCTCACGTCCCGAATGGTCGTAGTAGGTCCAATGTTCTGGATGATTCTCCGTGACATAGTAGGTTTGAGTGTGCCGATGCCCTTTAGAGTCGGTATAGGAGCGAGTCTTCCTCACAAGCTCATTCCACGGCTCGTAATAGCGTATCTTCGTGACGTAGCTGCCCAAGTATTCTGTGTCGCTCGACTCTACGCGCTCAAACGCCCATATCATCGCTGCACCCACAAGGAGCGAGGGGATGATAAGTATGGCATGTTCCCACCATGTTGTTTGCTTGCGGAAGAACAGTAGCAACACAGCCGACACAAAGAAGGGGATGAGAAAAACGAGTAGTTCCATAAGCCTTTACTCTTTCTTGCCGAACAGATCCACGTCGTTGTCTTCGCCTTCCGTCATCACTTCCTTGGAGCGCGACGACGAAATAACCTTATACTCGATAGGCATGGTGTTCGACACAAACCATCGGGCAGGGTAGGTGCGAGTGAGCGTTTCGTGCTCACGGATGATGTCAAGCATACGTTCCTGAGAGGTCTGAAACTCGGTACGCTGTATCTCAATGGCCTGCATGAGGTCGCGGTAGAGCGATACATCGAAGTTGGGGTTGCTCTCTTTTATCCACTTCATCATCGTACCCTGGTCGTTCTGATAGCGTCCGGCGATGAGCTGCGGATAAATCTTCTCGAAGGTCTGCTTGTACTCGTCCGTAACCTGAGCCTTCTGCTGGATGATTTTCCACATCTTATCGTGTACGCCCTCAATCTTTCCGCGTTGCGCCTCTGCCTGTTGGCGAAGCGCAATCTCGCGGTTGTTGTAACTAAAGTAGGTGGCTACCAGCGAGCCGATAACGATGGCAACCAAAAGTAGTATGGATGCCGTAATAATGTTTTTTGTTTTCATTTGTTTGTTGTATTTGTTATTATATTATTGTTTCTTTCAAGAGATATTTATAAGAGCCCAGTCCGTTATCTTCGCCCTTCTCAATCTTCCAGTCGAACCCAGCCGCTTGCAAACTCTGCACGAAAGTGTTATATTCTCCATCTACGAGATACGGAGAAATGTTCTCTTCTTCAAAGACAACAACACGAGGGTCGTAGTCGAAGTCAATGCGCAACTTTTTATTGCCGAGGAAATGACAATTTTTGAATGTTTTGATTGAACTTCCAACGTGCAAATTATATATACACCCTCTACATATATAAAGGTAAGCATAGCAATACAGTCTTTGTTCTTCGGCATCATATCGCTTTGCGCACACAATGGTGGTGTCAGAGTCACGGAGCGACGAGATTGCGTAAAAACGTCCGTCCTCGATATGGTTGAGCATGTATTCGCGACGCTCTTTCGGAGTGAGGAGCAAAGGCATGTCGTCAGAGTCGGTCTTCCGCTTCTCCTCGCTCTTTCGCAGACTTTTCTTTGCAAGACGTTCCTTGTGCATTATCCGCACACGCCAAACGACAAAGGCGAGGAAAAACGTCCAGCCGAAGATGGCAGCAAGAAAGAATGCCCATCCTAAAAAAGTAGATATAAATGTGTTCATTGTTCTCTATAAATCCATTAATAAAAAGGGTTGCGTACCTTACAGCCGTTTGAGGAGCGTGCAGCATCGATGGCCTAACGCCTTTTCTTCGTAACCCAAACGTTCGTACCAATGCAACACCCATAGGGGAGAGTCGCGTCCGTCCCACGATATTGCGACGTTCGCTATACCGCAACGCTTCAGTTCCCTTTCGGCTGCCTCCATCAAGTGTTTTGCCACCTCATGACCACGGTGAGCTTCGTCCACCCACAGCGAGTAGATGAGAGCATCAGCTGCGCCATCCAAAGGCTTGTCTTCGGTGCGGTGAGGAATAAACACCTGTATGCTGCCATGATGCTGCTCGTCGGTGACGAGTATTCGGATTGAATCTTCCCAGTGTTGATGTTGTATCATAGATAAAATGTTACGCAGTTTTGTTTAGTCAGACGACTGTGACCGTCCCTTTTTCTTCGTATGCTTGTGCAAAGGTAGATTATTCCTTTTACTCGATATGGACATTCTCCTCGAAGTCGTATCTCACGTCTCGGTTCTGCAGGTGAGCCACAGGCGTTTGGGAGAAGATGTCTGCCTCACAGTCGGCAACGGCTCTCACGAACGCCTCGTACATCTTCTGTTCGTCATGCTCTTCCATAAAGCCCTGCATAGTCTGCTGCCATATCAGATTAGGGCGTTTGCCATCCATCTTGTTTCCTTTAACAATCAGCATGACACTTAAGGAGTTTTCACCCTCGCGCACATCCGCACGAAGTATGCCGTAGCCAAGCGGTTTGCCAAAAGTGTAGCACCTGCTCTGATTCTCAAGAAAGCGGTAGCCGTAGTTTCGCAAGGCCTTTATCACAAATTCTCTCATGTTCAATCTTTTTTTATAGTTCTATTAATACCTTTATCTCTCTATCCCCCCCCTTGCGTATGCAGCGTGGGCGATATACCTTTTGCGGAATACACGCGGCGGCTCTGCTCAAACATCCGGTCGTAGGGTGGTGTCTGCATCATGCCGACTACGATGGGGCGTATGGTGTCAGTCATTTTTGGGGAAAGAGACATTTGCTTCTAACAATCTTGCCTCGCAGATCACACCGCAGCCTTCAATGATGCCCAGGCAAGATTTACATTCCAGACAGGCCGTAGAACTTACAGCGGGGTGGCCTTGCTTATAACCACAGGACGTTCCTTTTTTCATGTAGATTTTATTATCCTTTACAAAAGAATGGATTGCCTTTGCAAAACGCTCCAGCTCTCCGTTCATCCTTTTCAGTTTGTCGCAATCAGCGGCACGAGTCTTTGCTTCGTTGCGATCCGTCAGAAGCAGAACGTTTTGTTGCTTCAGTAGCTTGTTTTCATTTTCCAGAACCTCGCATTTATTCAAGGCTTCTGTCAGTTCTCCAAGAGTGAAACCTTCTGTATTAGGCTCATGTTTCTCCGTTTCGTTCAACTGGTGTACCACGTCGTTGTAGTCGTCCATGAGCTGATGCACGCGCTGCTCAAGCTCCACGTTCTCTGCCTTCAAATCGGCGATGATGTAGGCAAGCGTCTCCATACGGTTGTTCTTAGGCAGATTTACATACTTGCATACTGCCAGATTTCTCTCCATATACTTGCGCTGCACGTCAGTAGCTGGAATATAGGCATCGGCGGTGTGTGTGCCTATGCGATAGGGTGGAGGTACTGTCTTGAATATTCTTCCCATATCAGTATATGCTGAACATTTCACAACTCCATCTTCATCTACTCGCGCCACCTTCACCAACAAATTTCGCTCTTTTTCGTAAAGGATGTCGCCAGGGTTGATTTCTTCTGTTTTCATTGTTTCTATAGTTTTTATTACATATTATACAACAGCGACATTAGCGCCACTGCCTTTTCTTTGTCGGAAAATCCTTTGATGTTTACCCATTTGCCGAAAGGGAAGTGATCGACAAATTTCTGAACCATATAAACGGTCACTGGGATGCAACCGTCATAGGTTTCCATTGGAATTATCCTTAGTTTCATGTCTTATTCAAATTTATATACTATATATGGGGTGGTGTTACTCACAGCTCCACAAATACTTTTATCTCTTGGTTGCCGCCTGTATGCGTAAGACAAGTAGGGCTTAAACCCTTTGTAGAATAAACTCTACAGCTATTCTCGAATATATTGCCACGCAAAGAAGTCGGCATCATACCGACTACGAGGGTGCGGATAATGTCATTCTTCAGCATCTCTTATATACGTCTTCATTTACTCCTTTTCTCTCTTTCCAATTTGTCGCAATGGTCGCGCATCTGCTGCATTTTGCCAAGCACGTCAATATCAAGAGGTTTTCGCACATGCGCAGACCAATCCATCTGACGGTGCCACTTGACAAAAACGTCGAAAGCCGCAGGGGCGTTGTCATCAACTGGGGCTGTGATAGCATCACAAGGAACAAAGGTGGCGTTAGATTCTGCTTTCATAGTCTCTATGTTTTATAGTTTTGTTATATTTTACTTATACTCATATACTATATGCGGTGTGGTGTTACCAAGTCCGTCACGAGGGTCGGCAAAACAGCCAGGCGGTGAAGTTGTCACAGTATTGGCTATCTGTTTGCGCGGTCGGCTCTTTACGAGACCCTTGCCGTCTTTGCCGCTGCGTACCCAGCCGATGTAATACTTGTCAGTCATACTCTATCAATATTGCGGGTGCTTTACATTGTGATGTTGTATTGCTTGCTATGTTCGCCCATCCTTCTCTTGCGTAATGAGAGGTCAAAACGCAACAGATACCTGACGGACAATTTTGTATGTACTTATTCATACTCTATCAATACAATGGTGTGCTGTCCGTGCTCGTCGTAGAGTCCTGCCCATCCGTCGTAGCGTGCGGACAGGGCGGTGGAGTACCCCCGACGTGGGCAGAGGTGAGAGAAGCGTTGCACGAATGGGATTTGATTATTCATACTCTATATATGCCATATTATCCTTGCCTACTGACGTAAGCGTGTTTGTAATACCCAGCACGTTTATTTCCATGCGCTGACGGAAGCGACCGCAGGAGGGATGCTTGCGGTCGGACGGGTTGTCGGGGTCGCGACCTCGGAAGGCTGCTATCTGAATGTTACGCATAGGAGGTTGTCTTTTGTTACTGTGCTGATGGTGTTGCTCCACGGCCACGGACTGGGACGATGCAATTTGTCTTGATATTTGCATCCCCCACGGTCGCCATGCTCGCGACGGTAGGCTTTCGCTTCTTCGGTGCGGTAGTGGACGAGGACGGAACGGTCAATCATACGTTATCAATATTTTCGGTTTATCCACATCGTGACCCTTACCTCCCCCGGCTATGCACAGGGCTATGCCGTGGGGCGAAACAATGATGCCATTCTGCGAGGGACTGTAGGAGCCGAGGATGATGGGGCGAGGGTTGTTATTCATATATCACGATTGCGCCCGTGGCTTTAAAGTTGGCACCGTCAAACGAAATGTCGAGCACATTCGCTGCTCCCATTTTGAAATATTGGGATTTAATAGTGTGTGATGTACCATCGGATTCTGTGTTAAATGGAATTTTCATAATTCTACTGCTACAAAAAATACGTCGCTGCAATCGGTGCGCGACATGATGGTTATTGCTATGCCGTGAAATACTCCGTTGAAACGTTCTGCGCTGAACATCGAGGCAGGGCAGGTGAGCAACCTACCACCCCTAATCATATCAGCTATGATACGGATTACACGGTCGAGTGGGTTGTCAGTTCTCATGCCTTCTTCCTCTTCATATTCTCCTTAAACAATTCCTCAAAACCTTCGCAAGGGAATGTATGATACTCGCTGAAACTTGCAAAATCGCTGTTTAATACATCTCGCTCGTTCTCGATGCAATCGCGCAGTTCGTCCAAATCCCTCTCCCATCCGTTGAAAGTGTTCATGCGCAGCGTGAGCCATGTCTTGAGGAACATTGCCGCCTCATGTGTCGGTGGCAGGTCGAATTGAAGGAATAAGGCATTGTCAGAGTCGTTTGCCTTGAGGAACTTGCTCACGGCATCATCCTTGAGGAAATAGCGGTCGGACACTTCCTCTTCGAGCACATCCTCCAGTCGGATAAGCAGCTCGAAGGGTTCGGGAAACTGATAGTCGAAGGCCACGTCACGGCGCATGGAGAGGCAGAACACACGGTCGCGGTTCTGCGGCACACCGTAGTTCTTGGCGTTAAGACGAGCCCAGCGAGAGACATAGCCGAGCGAGGAGAGTTTGTCGAGCCACTTCTGAAAGTCGGGCATGAACTTCTGGCTTACCAGTGCCGCCACGTTCTCCTGCAAGAGATACTTCGGGCGAAGCACCTCCACGGCATCCGCCACACGCCAAAGCAGTGCGCTTCGGGTATCGCTGCCCTCCTGCAAGCCCATCTGCTTGCCAGCCTGACTGATGTCCTGGCAGGGCGAGGAATAGGTGAAGAGGTCAACCTCTCGACCTTCGAGCGAGCGTTTCACCTCGTGCCAGTCAATCTTGGTGATGTCGCCCATGGCGCAGTCGGCAAACTGAGGGAAGACGAGGTTGTGCATCTGACAGGCGTATTTGTCGATGTCGCTCCATCCCTTGCACGTCCATCGGAAGTCGGGGTGCCACTCCCGTAGCACGTCGGCTGCCATGAGCTGCGAGTCGTAGCCGGAGAACGTGGTGAGGAATATCTTTTCCTCGTTCTTGTCGGCTGCGATGGGCGGCAAAGCGGGCAACGTGTCTTCGGGGTCGTCGAAGAGCGTGAGCTGTTCGCCTGGGCGTGGCTTGGGTGGTGCAGGGTAGAAAAGCTGCTCGTAGATGTGGGCCAACACGTCCACAACGATTGAGTTTCCTGCCTGCTTGTATTGCTGTGAGGCAGATACCGCCATGTCTTCGGGCTTGCCCTTGCCTTTCCAGTCGGGCAGACGTTCGGCTGCTTGGGCATTGCTGCTCTGCATCGTGCCGATTACGTTGTCGCGAACGCCCATCAAGCGAAAACACTCCTTGGGTGTGAGCTTGCGGATGGCATAGCTCTTGATGGTGCGGTCGGTGAAGTTGAGTTTTGTGATCATATAGTTGCTGTTATTTGTATTCTATCATTACGCCTGTCCTCGGAAAGTGGGCAAGTGACATCAAATGCTCAATGCAAAGTCGCTCGTATCGTGTATTCAGTGTTACTGCTATTCCTCCCATACAGACATTTAAGGGTTGGATGTCAATCATATTCTTCAATCAGAAAATAGTTGTGCTGCCATGAAGATATAGTAACGGTCGGACAAATCATAGTGTTTAGTACCCCCCCCGTTTTTTGCCACGAGGATATTGGTAGAAGTCAAGATTAGTCATATTCAATCATTATACAGTGTGGGCATTTGTAGTCGGTGGCTCGAAGGGAGGGCGAGAAATCACCCCATCCTCGCCATTCGAGCCGATGGCTAACGGGATGCACGAATATCTTAATGTCAGTCATCTCAAATAAACCATTCGGGTCCCAAATTGGAAATATAGCAATAACGCTTTATGTTGTTAGTGCTGATGAATAAATGCCAATTTTCATCGTCATGGCTGTAATGGTTGTGTACGAAGAATGTTCTGTCGTAACACCAACAGAGAAGTTGACCTATGCAATGAGGCTTTTCTGTGGCAGGGTGCCACAACTGAACGATGTTGCGATACTCGGCTGTAATATCCATCGTTACACCTTCCGACGGTTCGTCCTTAAAACTTACACTTTGTTCGTCAGATTCGACGCAGATGCAAGCGTCCTTGGTTGAGTTTGACATTAAGGTGGATGCTTTAGCCGACATTAACAGCACATCGGGCAGTCGTTTTTCTCTTTTCATAATTATTTGTGTTTTTATAATGTTAATTATTCGTCCGCTTCCACCACCTTCAGCCCATGCCTCACAGCCGTAGCCTCGCGCTTTGCGGAGCGTCGGGTCTGGCTATCGTAGCAGACGATGTAAGGGTCGCCAAGTGGGTCGGCAAAGTAGTTGCACTGGCGTATCATCATGCTCTTGTGGTTGTGCGCAACATGCGTGAGATTTTTCAAAGGGATGCGGTAGGTAGTCTGGCGTTCGAGATCGTATTTTATGCGCAGTCGCTCCTTGTGCCACATCTCCTTGCGCAGCTCGCTAATATCTTGCGCATCTCTCTTGAGTCCAAGTTTACGCTTGAAACGTTGCAAGGTAAAGAGCTTTATGCCGAACAAGAACATCATACGACGGTTGGAGGTCTTGGGGTAAAGCTCACAAAACTTATCTTTCAGTTCTCCCTCAAGATAAAACTCCATTCTGCCTGCAGGGGTCTTTCGCATGGGAATCTGCCACGGGGCGGGAGTGGTGGGTTTTGTCGGGGTCTTGGCGTAAGCACGTACTCTATTATTTGTTGTCATACGCTACTCGTCTTTATCTTTCGGCTTTTCAATCAAGAACCCGATGCTGGCATGAATGTTGCCAAGTTTATACCACTTTTGACTGATAGTCATTACGTAGCTGCTGAAGGCTTTATCTTCAATTTCCAACTCAAAATCCTCATCGGTATCAGGCTCGCCGTGTCTTACGTAACCTTTGCCAGGAGTATAGATTAGACGATGATAACCACCATTTTGACAGAGATACAGACCGCTGTCCTCATAATCCGAACTCCAAAATTCCGGCTTATTTATATAGCAGAGCATCACATCGCCATCATAGATAGGGATATGTGATTTCTTGTCTTCGTTCTCGCCTACATACTCCCTGGCATCAACACAATCTACCTGTCGGGCGGTAGTCATCAATACATAGCCATTCTTTATCATTTCGGCTATCTCGATAAACGTAGCCTGCCATTGTAGATCAAACTCCTTCTGGACACATTCATCACCTTTTTTAAATATGGCAAGGATTTTTGATTTTCCATACTCACCAGAAGCAGAGGTATCTTTGATAAGACTATTCAGCGTCTGTAATTTGCGAGCTTCCTGCGCCATACTTATCATAGTGTAAAAATAGTCGTCTGATTTATCGTTGATACACCAATACTGCCCGGAAGCCACCTTGCGCAGATAGGCGTACATGTCCATCGCCTCACGCTCCGAAATGTCATGCTGCATACATACAAACTTGTATTGGTCTGGATAAAAACCTTCCACCAAATTGCAGAATGCCTGCATCTTTTTAATGGTGATTACATATTCTTCTGTTTTCATACGCTAATCTTATCGAATTTATTGCCAACAACTTTACACGTTATCTTTCCGTCCCATGTTGTATAATTAAATAAAGAGTACAAAACATTATCATAAATAGAGTGAATAAGGAAAGCACCTTGGTCAAAACAGATTTCTCCTGTATTAGAACCTTCAAGTATATCACCTTCCCAAACCTCATTGCCTTCACTATCTATCAAACCTGTAAACTGGCAGACGGTTTCAGGGTCAACTGCAAAATACAAAGGAGGTCTTTTAATTCTTGAGATAAAAGCTTTGCCTTCATTGTTTCCTCTATAGTAGCCTTCCACCCACTCGCCATTGTCAAGACGCTTGCCCTTAAATTTGATTGTTCTCATTGTTCTCTATATTTTCGTGAAAACATACGATAACGCAGTATATTTTTTACTCTTTCGCTTTGAAATTGTATATAGGTTTAATGCGCTTTTTAATTTCCACAGTGTCGGCTATAAGCGATTCTATCTCTTCGGCTGGCTTGTACGCCATTGGTGACTCGTCGATTGTTGACTCACATACCGATGTGGAGTAAATGTCGTGCATCTGCTGTCGGTATTCCTCCATGCTGAGCTGCTTCTTGGCCGCCGAGCGCGACATTAGTCTGCCAGCTCCGTGCGGAGCCGACTGAAGCCAGTCGTCGTTGCCCTTGCCTATACACAGAAGCGAACCGTCGCGCATGTTCAGAGGGATTATCAGAGGCTCACCACGCTTTGCGCTCACAGCTCCCTTGCGGATGATGCCGCCGAAGGTGTCGATATAGTTGTGTACGGTAGTGAACGAGTCGCCCGACACCTTTATTCCGAGACCCTTGACGATGGTTTGCGCCATAAGTCGGCGGTTCACCTCGGCGTACATCTGACACATGCGCATGGCACCGAAATAATTGCCAAGCGTAGGACCACTGATGTAGGTCATGTCCTTGGGTACTGGCTTCAGTTGGCGCAACGTGTCTTCTATTTCATCCTGTCTTCCAAAAGCCTTTAACGCAGCGATGATGTTATTGCGCTCCATACTGTTGTCACACTCCTCTACCGCCAACTGCTGATAGTGGTTGCATACCCTCACGCCCAGATTGCGGCTACCCGAATGTATCACAAGATACTTGCGTCCAATGTTATCCACGTCCACCTCGATGAAGTGGTTGCCACCGCCGAGGGTGCCGAGCGAGCGCATAGTATAGTCCATGTCAAAAAATCGCTTCCATGGAGGCAACAGCGATGTGATTTCGTACTGCATAAGGTCAACCAAATCCGAAGTCAAAGGCTTCTCGTGCACGTTGAATCCACTTGGAATGTTGTCGTTGATGATGCGGTCGAGCAAAGGCAAGTCGATATCTGAAAAGCCCAAGTCTACAACGTGCATACCACAACCAATGTCAACACCCACGGTGTTGGGCACCACCTTGCCACGGGTTTCAATCACAGTGCCTACGGTGCATCCCTTACCCGCATGACAGTCGGGCATAATGCGAATTTGGCAGTTGCGATAAGCCTTGCTCGCTGCCATCTTTTCAATCTGTTCCTTTGCCTCAGGCTCAATGGTCTTTGCAAAAATCTTTACGTTCTTCATACTCTCTATATTTTCTTTTTAGATTCATATCCTTTAATATATATCCAGCGAAGGGTTTTCTTCAAAGTCGTATCTTACAAACCTGTTAGATTGCCAAGCCACAGGCGTTCTTGAGAAAATCTCTACCTCGCAGTCTTTGATGGTCTGCACGCAATTAAGGTACAAGTCTTCATGCTCGCTCGATATGTCGTGACGAACACTCTTCCAAATCGCATTTAGATGTTTATCTTTCTGAGGTTTCTCTTTTACCATAAGCAATATTTCTATTTTCGCCTCCTCTGGGCGAAAATAAGCGTTTAAACAGCCATATCCTAAAGGCTTGCCGTAGGTATAATCTCCATACTTCTCGCCAATAAAACGATAGCCGCTATTACGCAATGCAATGTGCATTTCTCTGTTCTTCATACTCTATATTTTCGTTAATACATTATTAATTACTCTTCCTCTACTTCTCCTGCCCACAGCAATCGCAGTGCGCTCTCCTCATTCTCTCGAAATATTTCCACGCAGTTAGGCATACTTGAAACATGGGTCGGCATGGCATTCTCGGTCAGATGTGGAGCAAAGGGATTGTCTATTACGGAGAAGCTCGCTACTTCCGCACGCTTTCTCAGGTCGGCAAAAGCATCATCGATAGTGTCGAAGCGACAGGTGCAGACGTGTTCGGTGGAAAGATTTACGAAACACCATTTCTTTGTGGCGCAATCTGGGCAGAGCATTACGATGCAGTCGGGACGGTTGCGACGTTTTATCTTTAGATACATACGCTAATCTATTAGTTCAAAATCATAAACGAATACATACGGATTGCTCTCCCATGTGCCTTTGCCAGAGATGCGGTCGATGAGGGATGCGTAGGCATCCTGCGGAGTGCGAAACCAGGAATTGGCAAGACCGTGATACCAATAAGTCGTACCTTCAAGTCCTACGTCTCCAGCCATCCAGAGACCTTCCTTTAAGCAATCCTCGCTTTTTATGTCTTGCAAACGCTCAATACGAATATTGGTTATACGGATATGATGGGGCATATCTTCGGCACGAACAAACATTTTGTTATTCCAACCTATTTCCTCTTTGCGAGCCATACAGTTTGCCCAATCTACTTGAGGCGTAATGTCGGCATACGATTGCGCAATAGCTACGATCTCGTTCTTTTGATAACGCATCACACTGCGATTGTAGATGAATCGCTCTCTTAAATCAGGATTTAATAAAAATCGAAAGTAAATAGTAAAGAGCGCCCCCAACGTATCGAACTTCTTGATGACTTTAAGCATATCCTTGTTGGTGATAATTCGCCTTGTCTGCGTCTTTCGCTTTGCAAGCACAGCATCAGTCAGTCCGTACTTGTCATTAAACATAATCTTTTGCATACTCTATATTTTCGTTAATAAGCCATTGGATTTTTCGCTTTTCCCTTTTCACTTCGCCTTACGAATCTTCTCCATCTCCTCATTCTCCTTCGAGATTCGCTCCAGATGCTCCAATACGAGCGAATACGACTGGTTGTTCACCTGGTCTTCGGTGAGCGAGGCGTATTTCTGCATGGTGGCGATGGTGGCGGTGTATATTTCAAGTGGAGTGGAGGGTCGTTGTGTGCGGTCGAGTTTCTGCACCTTGAACACATGAGGATAACGCCGTGAGAGGGTTTGCATCATGCCGGTCCACCAGAAGAGGATGGGTTGCCACTGGTGGTCGGGGAAGCGACGGAAGAGTGGAGCTTGGGTGTCGAACTGACGCACGTCATAATGGAAATCGTGCACCTTCATGTTGGTGTTGGTGTCGATGAAGTCGATACGACGGTTGAAGATGGTGGCGAGGAACATAGAGCGTGCCTGGTCTACGCTGTCGGCTTGCTGCGCTATCTGCTCGGCCGTGAACTTATCCATCTGCTTCATCTTGACAAGGTTGTTGGCGAGCGAGGTGTATTGGCCCATAAGGTCGGAGGCAAAGCGATATTGCTGCCATGAGAAGCCGTCCATGTCCTGCGCCGGACCTTCGTAGTCGGTCTTGCGACGTAGCAGACCACGCTTGTTGCGAAGGCGAAGGGTGGGGTAAGGAAAGCGAGTGAGGTGAGCTCCACGCTCGTTGCCGAGCCAGTCGAGCAGCCCCGCACCGGATGCAAGATACTCAGCCGAGTTGCGGTCGTCGGTCTTCGGCTTTGGCGTTAGCCAATAGTTGAGCTGCCATAGGTAGATGGGGAAGGTTCCTTCCTCATGTTGCTTGCGACGGAAGAAACGGTTGCGACGGCTCGGGGGGGAGAATCGACAAGTGTAGTGTTGCTCTTCGAGAGGTTTCGACTCGTCTATGCCTTCCACTATCTCTATGCCAGACAAGACGAAGAAGCACGCTATCTTGACGTTGCGCATGTCGAAGGGATGATAACGGTCGACTCGCTCTATCTGCTCAAGCATTATAAGGGAGATGAGCTCCAACTGCTCGGTGCTGCACTCGTTCCATGAGCGGGGCAGCGTAAGGTTGATGTTTCGTTGTGTCATATTTTCGGGTTTCTTTCATGAGCAAAGATAGGCGTTTTTAATTTGGCGGAGCGGACATGGTAGGGGAGCGTATAAGGCGAAGATACAAATGAAGCCACTCTGCGATTTGTGTAATTGGCGCAAAGTGGCTTGAAAAAAACAAATGTAAAATTCCAAATTTAGAGGGTGGCGTGTAGGGCGTTATAGTCCCACACCTTAGTGCAGTCGTCTTCGCAGGGTTGCCAGTCGTCATCGCAAAAGTAGAAAGCGTAGGCGGCTTTGATTATCTCCTCTTCGTTCATCCAAGCGCAAAGGTCGGCATACATAGAATTGAAGGCGACGTATTTGTCCCATGCGTTTACGTTGGCGTGAAACTTCATGCCCTTAGTCAGCTCGTCTACCTTGATACGAGTCCAATGTGCACCTCCGTCGGTTGGCATACCCTCTTCATCGTACATGCCGCTATAGACAAGAGCCTTTACATCGTGGTTGGCCATCTTCTCAGAATAGTGCCGTCCGTAGAGAACGGCGTGCTGACGGCGCAATATGTGCCAGTAGAGCTTAGGGTCGGTCTGCTCAAGCGTAAGGAGGTCGGTAGAAAGTGTTTCTACTGCTGCCCACATCTTCTTCTCAGTAGCCATGCCATTGGCACGAGCCTGTTCAATCATCTGTTTGTAATTCATTTTGTTTATACTTTATATGTTTAACATGTGGGGCAAATACCCCGAAAATGTGGGACAATCAGACTTTTTTGCACAGAAACATGCAATATAGGAAAGAATGTCTGCGCCTCGGGCTTGCTTTCTGCCTTTGCCTCAGTGGTCGAGGCGGTCGGTGGTGTGTCTTTCTTTTTCATATAGCTTCGTAAATTTTCGTTGAAGGATAAGCAGCAACAACACAAACCAGTTTGACAGATACGCCACCACAATAGCCGCCAGCGTCGATGCGTAGACATCGTGGCCGAGGTAGAGCAATGCCGACATTGTAACCCAAAAAGTGAAACACTGAGGGCACGATGCCACCTTGTCAACAACATGGGCAATGGCTTCGGCCAGTCCGAGGTGTTGGGCGAGCGTGGCGGCTATCAGGGTGGCTATAGCTATCAGAACTATCATGGCCTTATGTAGTTACAAGGGTGAGCGTTACGGGACAGTCGGAAACGAAAGTCTTGGAACAGTTGCAGCACGATATGCGTGCAATGCCGTTCTGGACGGTGCCAACTGCTATTGTTGCCGAATTGATGGCGGTGGCGCTGAACACAGGAATGGTGAAGTCTTGCGACACCACTTGTGAGCGTGTGCAGCACGAGCCGCAGTTGCAAGGGATGTAGTTTATTACGCCCTCAACGTGCACGACGATGATATACTGTGATGTGCCTACGTTGGCAATGCTCTTGACCGAGAACTTCGGAGCGAACACGGGAGTCTCGTCTACACAAGCCGGTGTGCAGAGCTGCTGTGTGATGTTGACATCATAATATGGTGCGGCGGCGGTTGCACCTGCCGCAAGTGTGGCTATGATGATAGCCGGAATGGTACGTTTGTTCATAATCGTTTCTGTTTTATTATAGCGACGATGCTTGCCGCCGCTGGTGTTGTTACTCTGTTTAATGTTTTACCTGATAGCCTTGCGTCTGCGCTACGGGAAGGTTCTTGTCAAGAAGATCGGCAAGCTCGTTGAGGTCTTCTTCTTCAAACGTCACCATGCCTTCGAGCACCGACAGCGGTCCGTTACCACGCATCTTCTCCACTATGTCGTGTGCCATCTGCGGTATACTCTCTTCGGGTATCTGACCGAAATATCGGGCAAGCATAGGTGCGACGAGCGAGTTGATGATTGGCTGGATAAGCGGCTCGATGTCCTTCTGTAGGGCATAGTTGCCACTAACAATGCCTAACGAACTGATGGTGGCTTGCAGAGACTGAAGCATGGGTAGGCGCATGAGGTTGCCTGCGGCTATCTGTGAAATGGCGGGTCGTGCCCATTCGGACACGACTGCCGCCAAGATTTGTGAGTTTTTGTATTCCATATATACAACAGGATTACATCATTCTCTTACTGATTGCATCCGCAACCGCAACCACAACCTGTCTGGCATACGTTGGTTGAAGGGATGAACAACTTGGTTACGCCCGACAACGATGCCACCTGCGACTTGAGCACGTCGATGCTTGCGTTGGCGGCGGCGTTGTAAGCCATCTGCTGTGCGTTGACGGCTTGCTGCGCATCCTTGTTTGCGTCTACCTTGTCTTCTACACGGCGCAACTTCGTGTCGAGATACTGTGTCACTTCCACGAGCTTCTTATCAGTGTAGTTCTCGCTCTTCTGAATGGCAAGTTCAGTCTTCAGAGTGCTGTTCTCCTGAATGAGGTTAGTCTCACTCTTAGTCACGAAACGCGCGTCAGGGTCGGTAGGATTAGCTGTCATGCCGTTGTTTCTTCCGATGCCCAGGAGCGAGGCGCTGCCTCCCAATAGGCTCGTTGCCAAGCCTGCGATGCCGAGACCCAGGGCTGTGTTGCCGAGTCCCTTGCTGGCAACATCATAGTTGCCGTCGTTAGTTTTAATCTGCATAGTTGTTTGTGTTTGGTTTCGTTCATTATTGAACTTATTGCAAAGATATGGGAGAAAGTGGTGGAAGCGAAGTGTTTCTTATTAAGTGTTCTTGAGGTGATATAACGTATAATTTCGACTAATACTTAAAATTGGGTAGGAGGTAAATGTTATTCATAAAAGGCATTTACCTCCTACTTTCACA